TGGGCCCAGCGCCCCGACGCCTGGTCCTCCCCGATCCCGGCGTGCACCCGGCCGGCGGTAACGAACTTGGAGATCTCCGCGTACTTGGCGGTGGCCCCGGTCACCTCGTTGACCAGCTCACAGATCCTGCGGACCCCGGGAAGATGCCCGTACGCGCGCAGCATGCCGGGGAACCGCTTCATCTCCGCGCCCTTGCCCACGAAGTAGAAACCGTCCCCCAGAGCGTCTGAGGACGTCGCCAGGGCCCCCGTAGCGGTCTTCGGGTAGTGGGGGGCACCTGCGGCCCGGAAGGCGCTCACAAGGGCAGCACGGCCCGCGTCGGACCCCGTGGGGGACAGTCGAGGTTCCTCGAACGTGACCTTGGCCTTACCACGGCCCTTCGTCACGGTCTTGGTCAGGGGCACCCCGTACTCGGCCCCGAGCACCTTCAGCGCCTGCTGGCGGTGCTCTTCCTCGGTCGTGGTGCGCTGCGCGAGAAGGTCTTCGTCCACCCGCCAGCCATTCAGCGTCATCCGGTTCTGGATCGCGGCGATCCGCATCTCGCGCCGGGCGTAGTCGTCCAGTTCGGGCGCCAGCGCCCCGTACACGGCCCGTGAGGCCCGTACGTCGCCCCGGAGGTAGTCCAGATACCTCGGGTCGTCCTGAGGGATCAGGGCGTACCCGAGGGCCGCACGTTCCGGCTCGGTGAGCTTGGCCCCCGTGGCCGGGTCGGTGAGCGGGGCGAACTCCAGCGCCAGCGCCTTCAGGTCGTCGGTTTTCCCCACGACCCCGTACCGCTGGGCGACCGCGTCGAGCGAGTAGTACCCCGACCGCATGCCCTTGGCGGAGGGCGGATCGGCGAGACGGGCGAGAACGATCGTGTCCACGGTCTTGGCCGCAAGCGCGTCGTAGTCCGCCCCGCAGTGCCGGGCCAGCGCCGACAGGTCGAACCGGAGCACGTCATGCCCCACGATCACGGTCGCCCGGTCCAGGAAGTTCAGCAGGGCCGCGGGGTCGGTGGTCACGCCCACGGCCGCGTTGCCGGCAGCGCCGCACAGCCGGACGAACGGGCCGGGGTGTCCGCCCAGGTACAGCCGGTCCGCGGACGCGGTCTCGATGTCAAAGAATCCGATGTCAGCCATCTGTCCGTTTCCTCCGTCTCAGTCCGTGTAGAAGTCGAAAGCGTCAGGTCCGTCACCGGCGTCCGTCACTCTCTGTGACAGAGGCTCCGGTGTGGGCTCCGGAGTGGGCGGTGTGACGAGTGTGGGGAACAGCCCTTCTAGGCCATGCGTGTGGGACTCGACCCCTCCTTGACCATGATCATTAACCTCTGAGTCACGCACGTATGGAGAGGATGTCTGGATGCCCACACCCGCCACACTTTCCGCACCCCCCATATCGGTACCGTTTCCTCCATCCCCGGGCGAAACGGACAGGTGCGGTGTAGATTCCGGCGGTGTGGGGTTCGAGCCCGGTGTGACATTGAGACCCACGTTCTTGTTCTCGTTCCGGAGCCTCACTTCCCCGACCCCGCTCACGCTGCGCAACCGCTCGATGAACTTGCGACTCGACATAGGTGCGGACGAATCCTCATCCTTCGCCCACGCCTTGAACATCTCGTGCAAGGTGGACTTCTTGGTCCCCTGCTCCGGCCCGACCAGTTTCCCCGCCGCGTCCGCATGCACCGTGCACTTCTCGCTCACCCACAGGGCGACCCGGTCGCTGCGGGTCTCGAACTCCCGCATCACCGCCGGGTCCGTCGGCAGGTATCCCCCGCGGGCCGTGTACCGCTGCCAGGCGGCCACCCAGCGCACCAGGATCCCTGGCAGCTCTGCCATGATCCGGTCCTCGATGGAGGGGTCTTCCCGGCCGGCGAATGAGTACGGGAACTCGAACGGCTTGACCCGGTTGGCGTACGCCCGTGACGCCTCGCTCACCGTGGGCAACTCGTTCGCGGAGAACGCGAACAGCGCCTGGTTGGTGAACTGGAACTCCTTGCCGTACTTGCGGTTGGCGTGGATCACGTCCTCACCGGTCAGCATCTTGAACGTGGACATGTCCGAGACGTGTTTGGCGGACAGGTCCGCGGCCACGTTCAGCGCCCGCAGGTACAGGTTGGCAGCGGCGAACTTGTCGTCACTGAGCTGGTGCAGCGTGACGGCGGAGGTGTTCTCCGTCCCTGCGATGCGGCCCATAATGCGCAGGTACGTGGACTTGCCCGAGTGGGACGGCCCGAACAGGAACACCGCTTTGCCGGGCGTGCGGGACGGGTCCAGCATCAGGGACACGGACTCTTCCAGGTCATCGAGCTGGAAGCCGGGCAGCACCGTGGCCAGCCACGCATCGTAGTTCGGGCAGACGGCGTCCGGGTTCCAGGCCACCGGGATCTGGGTGGCGGACAGGTACGCCGGGTCGTGCGGGGCCAGCTCCCCCGTGCGCAGGTCCAGCAGCCCGTTGGTGCAGTTGAGCACCGGGGACGGCATGCGCTCCGGGAGCCGGGTCCCGGAGCCGGCCAGACGGCCGATCAGCACCTCTTCGATCGTGGCCCGGTGCGCCGGCCGGTACTCCTCCCCCAGCTTTTCCTGGACCACGGAGAACAGCTGCTCGCGCCCCCGGTCCACGATGTAGCGGCCCCCCTGGTACATGGCCACCATGGACCCGTGCGCCAGCGCCGCGGGCTGCCCGGCCAGCACCGAGTCCGCCGCGGTCTGCGCGAGCAGCGACCCTTTCTCGTTGAACACCAGCGCCGCATCCCCGGACGCTTTGCGCGCCGGCGCCCTGCCCAGCGTCTTCTTGGCCGCATCGCAGACCCGGCGCAGGTACGGGGTCCGCTTGTCCGGCTCGCGCCGGCCCAGGACATCGTCCAGCCCTTCCTTGGCCTTCGCGCCGGCCAGCGACGCGAAGCGCACCGAGGCCGCGCCCTCCGCGTCCAGCGCCTCTTTCAGTCCGGTGGCCGCTTCCCACACGTCCCGGTTGTGGAACACGTCCGCGTCGAACAGGCAGACGATGTCCCGATCCTCGGCCCAGGACAGGTCCGTACCGGTCCAGTTCTGGCAGCCCGGTACCGCGACCACTCCCCACCCGTCCGGGACCCACACAGCGGCAGCCAGCCCCTGCTTGGTGCCCTCCACGAACAGGATCGGATCGCTCTCGCTCTCCGGCTCGCGCAGGTGCCCGAGGAAGGTCCCGCAGCCCCCGGGGAAGATGTACTTGTGCGGGGTCTCCTTGCCGGTGGCGGGGTCCTTGTCCATCACCGGGATGTCCGGGCGGAACTGGGTCACGGTCCGGTCCGCATCCCGCCACTCGAACAGCATGCCGGGACTCTTCACCCAGCGCCGGTGGATGTCGTCCGGCACATGGTCCGGGTGCCGCACCGAGCGCACCCCGTACTTCAGCGCCTCCGCGATGGGGATCCCGCCGGAGTCCAGCAGCGCCAGGGAGGCAGGGGTGAACTCGGTGCCGAACGCGTCCATCACCCGCTCCGCGGCGTCCGGCACGGTCCCGTTGGATTCGATAACATCGGTCATGGCGACTCGCTCTCGCTCGTGCCCCCGGCGCCGGCCCACGGCTTCCGGGGGTTTCGCATGTTCGTTTGGGTGGGTTGAGAGTAGACCACACTGTCCACACTCACGGACACGGGATCACCCCGACTCCCCGAGCTTTTCCCGGATTCGGTTCATGGCTGCGGGGCCTATGCCCCGGGCATCCCGTACCCAGTTCAGCCGGTACTGGCGCCGGAGTTCGTCCACGGTGAGGATGCCGTCCCGCTCCAGCGCCCGGAAGATCCGGAGCGCCGTGTCGTCGCCCCCGAGGAACGCGAACAGCGGGTCCGCCCGGTCGGCCGTATCTTCGTCCCGCTGCCGTTTGTTCTTCACCCCGACTCCCCGAACTCGAACCGGGCGGACCGTGCTGCGGTGAGCGCGTCCCTCAGCGCCTGCGCGGTGTGCCCCGGCATCCAGTCGGTACGTACGTCCTGGACCGTCTTCCCGGTCACCAGGAAGGAGCGCGCCGGGATGTCCACGGTGTCCGGACCCGGGCGGGGGATGCCTCCGACCAGCATCAGCGTGACGTAGCCGTGGGCGTGTGCCGCTACCGCGAACTCACGCACCTTGGACAGCTCCCGCTGGGTCGGCTCCACGCCCTTGATCTCAAGGAACATCTTCAGGTCCGGCAACTTGAAGTCGGGTAGGTATCTGCGCCCCGACGGGAGCTGGAACCCCTGCCCCTCGTACTCCCACGTGAGGCTGAGCCGGTCCATGAACACGGCAAATCTCGCCTCCGTTCGGCTACGAAACAGACACCCTGCGTAACGGGTCTCTATAGCGGAGATCGTCACCAGTCCTCCCCCTCGGGCACCAGCGCCTCAAGACGAACAGGACGGCTCCGGTCGTGCTGGCAGGTGCAGGTGTGCGGGTACGCGCAGGCGTGCAGCCGGACCATGCCGTTACCGCGCTCCCGGCGGTCCGCCGTCTCGTCAGCGGCCCGTTTGCAGGGGGTGCACACGCTCACGCCGCGCTCCCCTCCATGGCCAGGTCCAGTTCCGTCCGGTCGATCTTGACCCGGTACCTGCCGCGTACGCGGCGCCCGGTCAGGGTGCCGTCCGCCAGCATGCGGTCCACGGTGCGCAGGCTGATGCCCGCATGCTCCGCCGCTTCGGCCCGGGTCAGCCAGGTCTTCTGTGCTGTCGTCATGGGTGCAGCGTAACAGGTTCTGGCAGTCGGTGGCAGCAACTGGCATGCCCGTGATATCGTTCAACCAGAGGAACGGACACCGACGGAGGAACGATGAGCATCATTGAGGACCTGGAAAACAGCCTCGCCGACACCGAGGACGAACGCGACCGGTTCAAGGACCAGGTGACCGAGCTGGAGAACGAGCGCGACGAACTGAAGGCGAAGCTGTCCTCCGCCGTCCGCTCCCTGGAAGAGACGATCCGGGGGCTGGAACGATGACGACGCACAGCGAAGAGACCTACGCGGGCTGGCTGAACCTGCTGGGCAGCGGGAGCGAGGAGAGCCCCGAGCTGCACCAGGAACTCCTGGTGATGCGGGTGGTGGCCACATCGTCCGGGGACAGCGAGCGCTTCAGCGAGGCGTACATGGACGTGCTGCTGGCCCTGGCTCCGGCGGTCGGGGCACGCAAGGCGAATCGGATGGCGGAGGCGCTGGTGGCCGCGTCCCGAGCGCACCGGGTCCGCTACGTCCCGGGCACCCCGCTGATGATCGACGGCCGCGACTGCTCCCCCGACGCGGTGCGGGCGCTGCAAGCCGACCGCGACATGTACCGGTCCATGGTGCTGGAGAACGCCACCCGGTTCGGGAGCGTGACCGCGTGACGTCTCTGCTGGCGTTCTGCGCGAGCGTCTACCTGACTGTGCGCCTGATCGGCGTGTGGCTCCGTTGGATGAACCGGAAGGGCGGGAAGCGGTGAGCCACGACGACCGCTACCAGGTCTACACCTCCGACCGGACCCCCGAGCTGCGCGAGATCGTGGGAGACGACCCGCACTACTTCGTCTGGGACCGGGAGCTGAGCCGCTCCGTCCCGTTCGGCGGGTACGGCAGCGCGGACGCGGCCCAGCGCCGGGCGTACCGGATGAACCACCCCACCGGCTGGGACACCGGCAGTCAGCGGCTGTGCCTGCCCTGCGCGGACGCGTACGCGGCCACGACGATCGTTGAGACCGAGGGCGGGAACCGTACCGGCTGGGTGTCCGTCCAGGGGACCGTGGCCCAGGCCTGCGCCTGGTGCGGGGCGTCGCTGTCCCGGACCGACCGGCGCGTCAAGTCCTGCGGTGCGTTCGCCGACCACGACCCGCACCCGCACGGGACGGCCGACCTGCGCTGCCCCGGCAACGGCCCGTTCAGGGACAGCGAGCTGGCGAAGCTGGAACCGGAGACCCATCCCGGTCCGCCGTGCGTGTGCTCCGACTCGATCCGGTCCAGGGTCGGGCACTGCCCGAGCAAGGACAGCAACGAATACGCGTTCTGCCCGGTGCGCCGCGGCCGGCTCAAGCGGAACGGGGGCTGACCCCGTGGCTGAGCCCCGGTTCATGTGCGCACGGTGTGGCACGTTCGTCTGCGACAACTGCGGAGGCAGGCGCCCGACCACTGACGTCCGGTACTGCACGTACCCGTGCGGATGCCGGGGGCTGGTGGGTGTGCTGGTCCCGACGATGCACACCGAGAAGATGTGGCGCACCCACAACGACGGAGACCTGCCCTTCCCGTACCCCTACGGGCAGAGCCCCCAGCCGGAGAACTGGCCGGAAGGTTTCGGCCCCCGCACGGTTCCCCAGCCGATGTACCGGGGCGTCCCGCGCCCTGGTCCGGAGTCGGACGTCACCGATATGGATTCATGGAGGCGCGGCGTAGACGCTGCGCTGGAACAGGAGACGGAGACACGGTGGCGACTCAGCTGACTCTCAGGGCCTACCAGCGCGAGGCCATCGACGCGGTCACCGCTGCCTGGGCGGAGGGGGTCCGGCGCCCGGCCATTGTGCTGGCCACGGGTCTGGGCAAGACCGTGATCTTTTCCCAGCTCGCATCGGAGTTCATCGAGCGCACCGGCCAGCGGGTGCTGGTACTAGTTCACAGGGATGAGCTGGCCACTCAGGCGATGGACAAGATCCATGGAATCGCCCCGCACCTGTCCGTGGGAAAAGTCAAGGCACAGGACAACGACGTGCACGCGAGCGTGGTCGTGGCCTCGGTGCAGACCGCGTCCCGGTCCAGCCGGCTGCACCAGGTGCGTCAGTCCGAACTTCTCACCGGACCGATCGGCCTGATCATCACTGACGAATGCCACCACAGCGTGAGCCCCAGCTACGTCAAGGTCTACGACGCGTTCCCGGACGCGGTCCAGCTCGGGGTGACCGCGACGCTGGCCCGGGGTGACGGCATCGGCCTCGGGTCCGTCTGGGACGACGTGGTGTACGAGAAGTCCATCGCGTGGGGGATCAAGAAGAAGTTCCTGTCCCCGGTGCGCGGGGTCGCGGTGCGGGCACCGGAACTGGACCTGTCCTCGGTGAAGCGGTCCGGGGGCGACTACCAGGCAGGTGACCTGGGCCGGGCACTGGCCACCTGCGGGGCGCTGGACGTGATCCCGAAGGCGTACGCCGAACACGCCTCCGACCGCTCCGGGGTCGTCTTCTCCCCCACCGTAGAGACGGCGGAGTACACGGCCGAAGTCCTCCGCGAATCCGGCATCACCTCCGCCGTGATCTCCGGCGCCACACCCCGGGAGGAGCGCACCCGGATCTTCGAGGACCACCGGACCGGCCGCGTCCAGGTACTGAGCAATTGCATGGTTCTGACCGAAGGCTGGGACGGGCCGCACACGTCGTGCATCGTCATCGCCCGGCCCACTCAGTCCAACCCGCTGTACGTCCAGATGGTGGGTCGTGGCACCCGCACGTACCCGGGGAAGGCCGACTGCCTGGTCCTGGACATCGTCGGCGCCGGCGCAACGAACAAGCTGCGCACCCTGGTGGACCTGGAACCAGGGATGTTCCCGGACACCCAGCCGTGCGAGGTCTGCGACCGCGTCCCGTGCGTCTGCCCGTGCTCCGGGTGCGGCGGGCCCCGCCCCTGCGCCGCGTGCAGCGAGCGCCCGGAACTGGAGCTGGTCAAGGGCACGACCGAGGAAGTGGACCTGTTCGCCGGTTCCACCCAGTCCTGGCTGATGACCAAGGGCGGTGTGCTCTTCATCCCGGCCGGGGAGTCCGGGGAGGTGCTGTTGTGGCAGTCCCAGACCCCGGGGCTGTGGGATGTGGTGCACGCCCCGAAGGTAGGTAAGTGGGTCCGGCTGCACGAAGCACTGCCCCTGGGCACGGCCCAGGCGTGGTCAGAATCCGAGGCTGACGACCTGGCCGGGTTCAATGTCCGCAAGACCGCGAGCTGGCGGAAAAAGAAGCCGTCCGAGGCGCAGCTCGACTTCGCCACCCGGCTCCGGATCGACCTGCCGAAGGACGTGCGCAGCGGTGAGCTGGGCAACCTCATCTCGGTCGCGCTTGCGTCCCGGAAACTGGACAGGTACTTGCCCCGCGTGTGATTTAATGAATCCATGAACTGAGAGACGGAGGAACGATGGACGCGGACATGCAGGAACGGAACGTTGCGGAACTGCTGAAGGTGCTGGACCGGTACGGTCCGGACACGCTGAAACAGATCGAGACCTTGATCCGGGACCACGACGGAGGCGGTACGGACCGCCCGTTCAGGTGGCTGTTCCGGATCAGCGAGAACGGGGACGTGAAGATGACCGTGAAGCGGGCCCGTGCACGGACATGGTTCTGGTGGACGCTGAGCAAGGCGGTCCGGCCGTGACGCTGACCGAGGACGATCTGAAGCTGTTGGAGCAGCAGATCCGGACCGTCATCAGGGCGGAGATCGTGTCCGCGTTCGGGAAGCTGGCAGCGTCAGCGGGCTGGTACACGTCCGGGTTCGGGGAGCTGACCGAGTCCGCCGCACACATGCTCAAGGACGCGGTGGAGATGGCCACCCGGGAACTGATTCCGGCCGAACCGGAGCCGGAACCGGAGTCATGCACACAGCATGAGTACCGCTATTTCGGTCCGCACTCGGGATCCCGGTGCGTCTCGTGCAACAAGCCGATGCTGGGTCAGACCGAACCGGTCCCGGTGAACCCCTTCGCCCCGAAGCGCACAGCGGACCAGTGGGCGGTCATCCTCCGCTCAACGATCGACGCGGCGGAGAAGGACGGGCACGAAGTGTGGATCAAGAACGACTGCTGCGGGTGCCACCGGATGACGCTGGAAGTCGGCGCCTACACGGAGCACGTGCGCGTGATCGGAGACAGCGAATGACCGAGACACCGCGCCACGCCTGCCGGGTGTGCACCCGCAAGGACCTGTCCCTGACCGCCAACGGCCGGGTCCGCTCCCATGCGGCGGACGGCAAGCGCCCCGGCCCGGACAATCCGAACTGCCCGGGAGGGTCGGACCTGCCTAGGGACCCGGAACAGGATCTTCCCTGCTTCCACCCGAACATCGACGGCATCGGCCGGTGCAAGGACTGCTCCGAAGACCTGCGCCCCACCATCGCCGAAGTGGACGCGGCGATGCGGGCCGCGCTCGGAGACGCCCCGCCCGAGGTTGAGGACGCGGCACTGGAAATGATGGAGCGCCAGCGCCTGTATGGCACCCGTCCGGAGCACAGCGGACCCAACCCGTACCGCGCCCCGCTCCCGACCGGGAACCTGCCCCACGACCGGCACACCGACCCCCAGACGGAGGACGACCCATGGCAGACCCGTTCGACTCACCCGACGACCGCAGCGGCCCCGGACCCTGGTTCTACGCCAGCTACGACAGCGACTGTGACGGATGCGGTGAACCCCTCTACGAGGGAGACCTCATCCGCGCCGACGGTGACGGCGGGTACGAGAGGCAGGACTGCTGCGGTGACGACTGAGACAGCGGACGCGTTCGACTCCGCCACCGCCCCGGTCCAGCGAGCGGAGCAAAAGGTAGAAAGGGACGGATTCGGGAGATATCGCCTGATCCACCCGGTGACCGGCAAGAAGCAGGCGTGGCAGCGCTGCACCACCTTCGCCAAGATGCTTGAGGACACCTTCGGGCTGGGCGTGTGGCAGCAACGGATGGTCGCCAAGGGCCTGGCCCTGCGCCCGGACCTGCTGGACGTGGTGGCCACGCTGGAGGTCAAGCGGGACGCGGAGCAGCTCAACCGGCTGCTGGAGCAGGCCAAGGACGCGGCCGGCAGCAAGGTGGCCGCCAACCAGGGCACGGTGTGCCACAAGCACACCGAGGACGTGGACCGGGGGGATTCCCTGGACGACGTGCCGCCCAGATACCGCGCGGACGTGACCGCCTACGTGAAGGCGATCCGCGACGCCGGCATCACGATCGTGCCCGAGCTGATCGAGCGCGTCACGGCCGTCCCCGATCTGGGGGTGGGAGGGACGCTGGACAGGGTGGTGCGGGACCGGCACGGGAAGTACCGGATCCTGGACGTGAAGACCGGCAACATGGACTTCGGCCAGCTCGGGATCTGTGTTCAGCTCGCGGTGTACGCGGCCGGGGTGAACACGGCCGGGGTGTACGACCTGGACACCGGCACGTGGCAGCCTCCGCAGTCCTACGGGGACAGCATCGGGACCGGTCCCTGGTCCGTCCCCAAGGTCGAGACGGACTACGCCCTGGTGGCCCATATCCCGGTCGGGTCCGGTACCTGCGAACTGCTGAAGGTCCCGATCGACACCGGATGGGAAGCGGTGCAGACGGCCGTCCAGGTCCGCGACTGGCGGAAGATGAAGCGGCTGTTCACCCCGTACGATCCGGAGGACGGCAGCAGCCCGTACCTGGACCTCTTGGCCAAGGAAGTGGGCGACCCCGGTACGGTCGCCGCCGCTCTCCCGACCTGGGAACAGAAGTTCCGCGCGGTGTCCTCCCGGGCCGAGGCCGCTGCCCTGTACAGCGAAGCCTTCGCCGAACTGGGCAACTGTCCTCGGATGGCAGCCCTGGTGTCGGCAGCCCGGTCCGCACTGGAGACGCGGGCCGGTTGACAACCGGCTCCTGATTTAGGAAAATGGACGTAGCGCGGGACCGGGAGACCGGGCCAGCTACCCGGCCACCAGCGGGTGCGCGAACTGGTGGCGGGGTTGGCGCCCCGAAGCTGGACCGGTTCCAGGAAAGTCCTTCGCTACGGCGGGTCCACTGGGTGCAGACCGGTCCAGCACAACTCCACAGAGACTGCCCCCGCCCCGCCAGAAACGGCGCCAGCGTGAACCTTGTCCGAGAGGAAGCTGAGTGAAGTCGGACGGGTGGGGGTGCAGGAAGTCGCAGCAGATCGATCCGGGTACCTGAGCCGGGGGATTGTTTGGCGACTGGCGGCGGCCAGTAAACGTGGCGCGTGTTGGCAGAGCGGCCTATTGCAGCCCTGGGAACGGGGTGTGAGAGCCAGAGGAGCAACGTCCAGCTAGCGGACGCCCGAGGCAGGAACCACGGGTTCGAATCCCGTACACGCACTCCTTCGGACATTGAGACGGGTGCCGGACCCGGTCCGGTGGACACACAGCGGGGCCGGAGATGAACGACCTCTAGTTCATCAGAGTGATCGGTAAGTCCCGGCCCCGCACCCAACGGAAACAGCAACGGAAAGAGACAGAGCATGAGCAACGAAGACCCGTTCGCCAGCGCCTCCGGATTCGAGTCGATCATCGACGCGGACCACTTCGGCAAGCTGATCCTGTTCACCCCGCTGGAGCACGTCTTCGGCGTGAAGACCAAGTTCTCCACCACCGAGAACCCCACCTGCGACGTGATCGACACGGACGCGGTGGTTCTGGACGGAGACGACGGGGTCGAGGAGTTCGAGGCGGTGCGCGTCTTCCAGGGACCGGTCATCGCCACTCTGAAGCGGGCCGCGAAGTTCAACGACGCGAACCCGGGCGGGGACCCGAAGACCGGCAAGCCGAAGATGGTCCTGGGCCGGCTGGACCGGGGCGAGGACAAGACAGGCAAGCTGACGGAGGCGTTGAAGTTCACCGCCGCGGATAAGCGGGCGTGGATCCTCACCCCGCCCTCGGAGGAGGACAAGCAGCTGGCCCGTGACTACCTGGCCAAGCGGCCGGTGGCGGAGGCCCCGAACCCCTTCGAGATGTAACACCCCGATGGACCGGAACGGCCCCTGTTTCTCCGCCCCCGTGGGAGACAGGGGCCGTTCCCCATTCCGGCTAACCTGAGCTGGATGAAGCGGACGACACACGACGGAGGAACGATGACGACACACGACACCCTGCCCGGCCCGGATGACGTGGGCGACTACGGGAGATGGCTTCTGCCCGCGTCCGGAGGCGGTGACCCGGTCCCCCTGGACGGGCAGTTCATCGGCATGGCGAGCAGCCGGCGCGACAGCCACAACCACCGCATCCCCCACCCGGACGGCTTCGCCCCGCCCAACAGCCGCGGGCAGTGCAGCACGTGCCGGTGGACGGAGATTAGGGTGTTCCGGGACGCGGACGGGTACCTCATCCACCGGTCCGGCATGACGATCGTCCCCGGCGAAACCCCCCGGCACCCGGTGGTGCGGGTGAGGACCGCGTACGAGGTGGTGGAGTCGCTGACCTCCCGCGTGGCCGGCGGGGCGCACCTGACCCGCACTCCGGCCATGGCGCTGGCCCAGTGCGCGGCGTACGACGTTCCGCTGCGGGACGCGTACGAGAACCGTGCGGTGAGCTGATCTCGCAATCCGGCCACGTATCGGTTAAGCTAAATCAGACAGAGGAAGGAGCGGCACCATGTCGCAGAGGACCGAAGTGAAGCTGGGCCGTGGCCGGCCGCGTCCGGAAGAGGCAATCCAGCGGGATGCGTCCGTGCTGAAGCTGCTCAGGAGCGGCCCGCTCACCCGCAACCAGCTCCGGGACGCGACCGGGCTGACGGGCACGATCGTGTACCTGTCCCTGAGCCGGCTGCGGCGCGAGGGCAAGGTGAAGCTGTGCCAGGGCACGGCGGGCAACCGGGTGTGGTCCACAGACGTGGACGGCCCGTGTCCCTGAGGACGTGATCCGTTCCACTTACCCGAGGCCCCGTCATATGACGGGGCCTCTTGCGTACCTCCGGTAACCTCCGCTTTAATTAAATCCGTCGGAGGAACCGAACAGACGGACGACCCGGGAAGCCTGCCTGCCCCCACAGACGTATGCTGGTCAGGTAAACCCGTAAAGGAGAGACTTACCGTGGATACCACTCCCCCACGCACGACGAAGTACCGGGCGCTGGCGGATGCGCTCCGCTCCGCGATCGAACGCGGGGACTACCCCGCCGGCGGGACGCTGCCCACAGTGGCGGATCTGAGGACCGCGTACGGGGCCACCAACGACACGGTGAAGTCCGCGTTCCAGGTGCTGGCCCGCGAGGGCCTCATCGACACCGGCCAGGGCCGCAGGACCCGCGTGCTGTCCCGGCGTCCCGTCATCCACACGTCCTCTTCCTACGTGGCCCCCACGGCGGACGGAGGCCAGCAGACCTGGACCAAGCGCCTGGCCGAACTCGGCATGCGGGGCACCCAGCGACTGGGCCGGGTCGGCGAGGTTCCGGCGCCGGACGATGTGGCAGCCGAGCTGGACATCGAGCCCGGCACCCCGGTGCTGCTCCGGCCCCGGGTGATGCTGGCGGACGGGGAACCGGTGGAACTCGCCGACTCCTACTACCTGCTGGCCGTGGCCTCGGGCACCGCGATCGCCCAGCAGGGGCTGGTGCGGGGCGGGACGTACCGGATCTTCGCGGACCGGGGGTACCCGCTGGTGGACCGGCAGGAGACGATCGCGTTCGGACCGGCCACCGAGACCGACCAGCGGGACCTGGCGCTGCCGTCCTCCGCCTGGGTGGTCCGGATGCTCATCACGCACCGGACGACCGGCGGGGCCCCGATCAGCGTGGACCGGTGCACGCTGCGGGCCGACCGGTACCGGCTCACGTACACGGTTCCCGTTCACGGCTGAGTGTTGCGAGCCGCTCCGGTCTGTGGTTTAATTAAATCAGACGGAGAGAGCAGCGGACGAAGGAGCGGGACATGACGAACTACACGGCCAAGGAACTGGCAAAGGCTCTGGGTATCGGCCCCCGCACCCGGAAGTTCACGATCCAGGACGAGTATGGAATCTCGATCGATGCCGGGCGCACGGAAAGTGTCCTGGCGACTCTGTCCCGGACCGACAAGTCCGAAGTCCCCCAGCGGATCCACACCGTGGCGTACGCGCTCCTCAAGAGCATCTCCACCGCCCGCATGAACCCGGTCACCTCCCTCCGGCTGACGCTGGACACCTCCGCCTATCAGATCTGCGCCATCGTGGCCAAGATCGCCAACGAGTGCCCGGAACAGGAGATCGGCGGAATCTGCGACGTGTGGCTTCCGAAGCACCACACCGAGCTGTAACCCGAACCCAGCCCCGCACGAAGAGCCCCTGAGAGTGATGACCTCAGGGGCTCTTTGCTGTGTCGCCTTCCCGGACGCCATGCGACATCCACGCTACCGGACAGGGACAGGGACAGGGACAGCGGGACAGGACAGCGGACAGGACAGCGGACAGGACAGCGGACAGGACAGCGGACAGGACAGCGGACAGGACAGCGGACAGGGCAGCGGGACAGGACAGCAGGACTGTCCGGCGAAGGGGGTTGTCCTAGCTGTACCGGTTAGGTTACGGTGTTCTGGTATAGTTAATTCAGACGCACCGAGACACCGACGGAGGAAGCGATGAAAACGGTCACCCGCATGGTCCCGGTGGAGCGGGACGGGAAGCAGCACCTCGTTCCGCAGGAGTTCCAGGTACCCCGGGACTACGACGCGATGGCGCTCACCGCGGTGCTCACCGCAGCGTCCCTGGCGGTGGCCGGCGCCATCACCTGGTCCACGGTCGCGATCGGCGGTCTGCTGTCCGGCGTGGCGCCCGTATGGGCCGCGTACCTGGTGGCCGGAGTGTTCGACCTGGCCTGGATCGTCTGCCTGATCCTGGAATGGCTGTGCCGGTTCGACCGGGCCCGAGCCGCTCTCCCGGTCGCCTGCGGGTGGGTCGCGCTGGCCCTGTCCGTGTGCCTGATCACCCTGCACGGAGCCTCCAACGGGGGCACGGCGCTGATGGCCGGGACCGTGGACTGGTCGGGCCGGGGCACGGTCCTCGGAGCGTGCGGAGGGGCCGTCTCGGTCATCGCCAAGGGCATGGCGACGGTGGTCATGCGGCACACCTCGGTGGCCATGGACCCGGCGTCGGAAGCCTGGCTGAGCGCGGAGCGCGCGGAGGTCAACGCCACGCTCGCGGTCACCGCGGCCCGGCGCCAGCTCACCCGCACCCAGTCCCGCATCGCGACCGAAACGCTGGCCCTGTCCACCCCTGTCCAGGACAGCAGGACCGAAGTTGTCCGGGCTGTCCCGACCGGACAGGACAACCTGTCCGCTGTCCCTGTCCTGTCCCAGGACAGTCCTGCGGACAACGGACAGGACAGGACAGCTCTCCCCCGGACAGTCAGGGACACCCCCGCGGACAGGCTGTCCGAGCTGTCCGGTCGCCAGCTCCCCCGGGCGTTCGTGCGGGGGCTGCTGTCCGCCGATCCGTCCCTGTCCAACGCGGAGTTGTCCGCCGCTGTCCGCAGCGAGTACGGAGCGGACATGAAGGCGGACAACATCACCAAGACGATTCAGCGGGCCCGGGGCGACCTGTCCCAGGTCGTGTAAACCGACACCGAGAAGAGGAACCGAGATGAGCTACGAAGCCCGCCCCTGTACGTCCTGCGGAGGATCCAAGGGCCGCACCGAGACCACGTCCAGCGGAGGCAAGACCGTCCAGGTCTGGCGCCCGTGCTCCGGCTGCGGAGGCAAGGGCGTCCGCTAGACCCCCGCGCTCCCCCGGATGAGTCCGGCACCCGCGTCACGGCGGAGGAGCGTACGCAGCAGACGGAAACGACCGGGACGACGGAGGAAGAGATGAGCAGCACCATCGGATGGGCCGCGTACGCCGCGGCGAACACAGCAGCCGGCGCGGTGGCAGCGGAAGGCCTGTCCCCCGCTCTGGTGGCGGGGCTGGGGCCGGTGGCCGCGGCTGCGGTGACGCTGGTGGCGGGAACGAAGGCGCTGCTGGACCTCAGCGCCGCGTACGGCCCTGTACCGGCCGTTCTCGCACCCGCCCTGGTCCAGGCCACCGCGCTGCTGGGACACGGCCACAGCAGCGCCCCCGCAGCCGCATCGGTCGCCCTGGCCGTACTCGCGCAGTCCGCCCGGAAGGTGTCCCGCTCATGACCGTTCGCAAGCCGTCCAAGCCATGGCGCGTCACGCTGTCCCGCCCGGGAGGCTCGACCCGTACCGACTACCGCAGCAGTCAAGCGGCCTACGACAGCGTGGTCACCGAACGGCGGAAGGCCGAAGCTGGCGAGACCGAGGTCACGGCCATCCGCGTGCACCAGTGGGCTGACGGGCGATGGGGCCTGTACGAGCGCATCAACCCCGAGGTGACCCCGTGACCGTCCCCCTGATCACCACCGTGCTGTTCACCGGGCTGGTGACCGCGCTGCGGATCCGCCAGCCCGGACCGGTCGGGTTCGGATTCATCCTCACGATCTTCGCCCTCGGCGCCCTGTCCGGGGCGCTCTCCGTACTGAACTGAAAGGAGGAACGGCCATGAATTACGTATCGCTCGGAGGCCTGGCCGTAGGTCTCGCCATCATTGCAGGGCATATCACGCTGTGGGTCATGAGCGGAAAGGGGCGGGGCTGGAGGGATCTGGTTCTGCCGTTCCTCCCGATCTTCCTCTACGGAATGCTGCTCACCCTTTCCGCAGGCGGGGCGCTGGGCTGGCTGGCCCACATTTCCCTGTGGGGTTCCAACCAGGTCGGGGACAAAGCCCTTCTGTACGGCGTCGGCAGCGGGACCTCGAACGTCACACGTTCCGTCTCCATGGTGCTCACCCCTCCCGGCCACCTGGTCGTGCTGGTGGCGACCGTGGTGCTGGTCCTGATCTTCCTGAGGTCCAGGAAGATCAGCCGAATGGAGGTCTCGCTGTACTTCGTCAGCGGCACCTGCCTGGCCCTGTCCTCGGGCGTGGCCGGGTTCTTCGCCACCCTCATGGCGCCTGGCGTGGACACCCTCGGTGGCTGGGTCGCTGGGTACATGTAGCCGTTCGTTCGGTGTTCGTTCGGCCCCGGAAAGACCCTCCGGGGCCGTTCGGCGGTAGCCGACCTGGGCGAACGCACCGAACGAACACCGAACGAACGAACACCGAACAGTGACCGGAAGGGAAGAGGATCATGGAGTACGGGGCATCCACAGCGGTTCCGGCGCAGCCGGTCACCGAGCAGCAGCCGGACAGCGGGATCAGCGCGGGAGGGGTGTTCACCCTGGTCGTCGCGGTCGGTATCGCGGTCGCGGTGAAGTGGACCGGGCGCCGGAACCAGGCCGTGCAGCAGTCCCGGCCGAAGCGGGGGAAGAAACACAAGAAGGGATCCGGGAGCGCCCCGGAAGCGCTGCCGGTCGTCGGCATGGAACAGCTCCGGGGGAATTCACCCGCGCCGGTCCTGGAAAAGGCAGCGGAAAAGGGGGCGTCCCTGATGGACGGTCCCCGGGCGAAACTGCTCGCGCACAAGCTCGGTATCCCGCAGGCGCTGGCCCAGAAGCTCCAGAAGGAATCCTGGTCTGCAATGTGCCGTGACCGGAACCTGGCCGGCCTGGAACGCGGGGAGATGGAGGCGACCCCGTACGGCGTGGCGGTACACGTGGAATTCCGGGGGCGCCTGGACTTCGCCGCTGCGCAGCGGGGCGTGGACCAGCTCGAAACCGGACTGGACGTTCTCTCCGGGACGATCCGCCTGCGCAAGGGGGCCACCGCCGGCCGCGGCATCGTGGACGTACGGCTGAGGGACCCGCTGGCGGACGGGGTGCCGTGGGAAGCTCCGGCCGTCCCGGTGCGCCTGGCGCACCCGCTGCGCCTGGCGGTGACCCCGTTCGGGGACACGATCGAGCTGGACCTGAAGCAGCGCATCGGGCTGTTCGGGGCGTCCGGCTCCGGGAAGTCGTGCGTGCAGCGGCTGATCGGGGCGCACGTGGCGCAGGCGATCGACGCGGATCTGGAGCTGTGGGACCTGAAACTGGGGGTGGAGGCCCAGCACTACGCGGGCAAGGCGCACCAGGTGACCTCGGTCGGTGCGGCCGTGGCCCGGCTGGACTGGCTGCTCAACGTCGAGTTCCCCCGGCGCGCGGACAAGCTCCGGGAGCGGGGCGTCTCGGAGTGGAAGGAGACGCCGTGGGACCCGGCCCGGGTGATCGTGATCGATGAGGGGAACGTCATCGTGCGGGGCTTCGGGGAGTGGCGCGAGGAAGTGGAGGAAGGCGAGAAGCCGGGCTCCAAGGGCCTCCCGCTGCGCCGGCTGTTCACCGCGGTGGAGCAGGGCCGGGCGCTCGGGGTGTACTTCGTCTGGGCCACCCAGTACCCGAAGGCTGCCAACTTGCCGACCGAGATCAGGTCCCAGCTCAATGTCCGGGTGTGCCTGAAACTGGAGTCTTCGGAAGAGTCCGCCGTGGTGTTCAAGGACGACGTGCGGGACGGCTGGGCCCCGCACGATCTGTACGGGCCCGGCTGGCTGCTGGTGAAGTCGGCCGCTCACCGCTCCCCGGTGGACGCGAAGGCTGTCTGGCTGTCCACGGACACCTTCCGCTCCCTGTCCGGGACAGCGGACAGCGGACAGGACATGGACCGGGCGGAGGACAGGACTGTCCTCCCGACCCGGGCAGCAGGACAGTCCCTGTCCTCCGACTGTCCTGTCCCGTCTCCTGTCCTGTCCGCCGTCCCGGACAGGACAGCGTCCACGGTGTCCCTGGACATCTGGACTGTCCTGCTGCTGTCCTCGGACAGCCTGTCCCTGTCCGAGCTGGCGGACAGGACAGGCCGGGCGAAGTCTTCGGTGCACGGCGCTCTGGCGAAGATGCTGGAGAAGGACGAAGTAGTCCGGGACGGGGACGACTACCGGCTGCGGGTGGCGGACACCGACTGTGGGGGCGACGGCTCGTGAACTGGATCCTGCGGCTGAACGTGTTCTGCGCGAAGTGCGGCTGGTGGTCGTCCCCGGGTTGCGGGCACTGAGGAACTCTGCTTTAATTAAATCAGACGGAGGGCGGGACGAGAGACCAAGGTCTCGACCGGGCAACCGGGGTCGCAACCGCCCTCCGCCACAGACACCGGATCCACGACGGAGGAACAACATGAGTGACCTGATCTGGGTCCTGGAAAAGGGCGTGATCCAGGAAGGCGGGGAGATCCTCGGGATCTGGACCGGCCCGAACGCCAAGGACGCGGGGACCGTTCGATTCGACCAGATCGCTTGGACCGTGAACAGCGACCCCAGCGAGATCTCCCGAGGCGACGGAGGCCCGCACAACGAGCTGGGCACCGCGTACGTCTCCGGCCGGAACGAGTGGCTGTCCCTCACCCCGTACGAGAACGGCTGGACCAAGGGCAACTGACCCCCGCACCACCCGACCGAGGAACGAACGAGAGGACCGACTCCATGAAGAACCCCTTCAGGCGCAGTGACTCCTACAGCTACGCCAGCCGGAGCAAGGCCACCGCCCAGTGGAAGGCCGGTACCGCAGCCCGGTCCGCCGGCCACTGGAAGAACCTGAAGAAGAACGCGGACAAGGGCCAGGCGTGGTCCGACCGCCAGCGCTGATCCACCGGCCGGAAGAAGAAGACCGGAAACGATCCGAAGGAGAAGAAGATGTCCGACGCGAACGCACTCGACGCCGCCTCGCAGCAGGTCCGCCACGCCGAGCCTGTCAAGCAGCACACCACCGCCACGCCCCCGCCCCGGGTGGAGAACCCCCAGCCCGGCACGACCATCGACGAGTACGACCGCCAGCGCTGATCCCCGACCCTGGAACCCCCGCCTGAATCAGGCGGGGGTTCTGTGTTGCGCTCGACGCGGAGTCTGTGGTTTAATTAAATCAGACGGAGAGAGCAGCATCAGACGGAGGCCATCATGACGTACTTCATCCGAACCGAGAACGGCACCGCAGCCAACGTCAGCAAGGAAGACGGACTGGCCGAGGCCAACCGGTGCATGATGGACGGAAAGCGTGAGGTGGCCGAAATGACCGCCGTTAGCGACTTCTACGACATCCGTTACAAGGACGGCCGGAAGGTCACCCTGTCCCGCCAGGATGGAGACGCCCCGGCCCCGGTCGAGACGGAGGAGCCCCGCCAGTGGCGCGGTACGCACTCGAACTTCTCCCACCTGCACCGCTTCGGTTCGGACCGCCGCGCCCTCTGCAACCGACGGATCCACCCCGCGTACTGCACTGAACGGGACGCGCCCCAGGAGTTCCAGTCCAAGTCCGAAGCACTGAGCAGCGAGTACGCGTACCTGTACAGCTTCTGCCCCCGCTGCGACGCGGTGAACTGAGGCCCGACGGGGCGACGTGCACGACTGCCACGAAAAGGGAGAAGCTCATGAATGACAAGCGCGACAAGCACGGGTTCCCGGTACACCGGATCGCGTGCGCGCGAGCGAACCTCCACCGCAGGCACTGGGTGGTGGAGGTTCGCAGGGCCAACTACTCGGCTTTCAACGGCGGCCGGCGGACGCCTTCGGACTACTCGCAGCTTCACTGCACCGCGTGCGGGGCCGTCTGGCGTACGAAGGCCGCCTACGTGGACCAGATACCCGACGCCAACCAGGAGAAGAACGTCAGCCCGTACGGGCTGGACACCCTCCGCATGTCGCTGGACTAACCGGCACGGTCTGTGGTTTAATTAATTCAGCAGGACAGCACCGGACAGACGACGGAGGACCCCATGAACGCCAGCAGCCGCACCGCCCGCCGCACGATCTCCGCCCGTAGCAAAGCCACCCGCACCGCCCGCCGTGCCGTGAAGGCCGTGGCCACCGGGGCCCCGCAGCCGGCAAAGACGCACATGATCGCGGCCGGGATCGACGCGGCCACCGCGAAGCGGTTCTCCGGGGCCTTCAGTACGAAGGTCACCCCGACCGCCACGGGCGAGACGGTGATCAAGCTCAAGGGGCGCCGGACCAAGCTGGTCCCGGTCAAGCTGTACGACCTGCCCACCTTCACCGCCCGCCTGTCCGTGTACCGCCCGAAGGACATCACCGCTGCCGGGATCTTCACCCGTGCGGCCCACAAGCTGGCTGCGTAACGACTCCCGCCCCGGTCTCCGCAAGGGACCGGGGCGGTGCTTTAATCAAACTGACAACGGACGGAGGACGGGCATGACGTACGGACACTTCACCGAGCGCAGCGCGTACGCGGAACTGGTCTGCGAGGACGTGGACGGCGGGGGCCTGCTGGTCTTCGTCAAGCAGGCCCGGGGCAGCGAGGACGGGGAGGCCAGGATCACCCTGTCGGCGAACCAGGTCTCCGCTCTGCGGACGTGGCTGGCCACGGACCGGGACGCGGACACCTGCGCCTGCCCCGAACTGCACCCCGGCGTGGACCACGCCGTGTGGACGGACGCGCTCGCGCGCAGCGAGCCGGGGGACATCCCGCTGCACCGGGAAACGCAGGCTGAGTGGGAAGCCCGTTACCGCCACGCTCACGGGTCGTGAGCACCGTGGTGCGGCCCCGCCCCCGTACGATGGCTTCACTGCCGGGAGGACGGCCCCCGTCCCTCCCCCCGCGCCCGTGGTGGATGGAGCTGGCCGCGTGCAGCGGGACCGACGACCCGTTGTTCGTCGCGGACACGGGCGAGGCGGAGCGGGCGGAGCTGGCTGAGGAGAAGTACTGCGGCCGGTGCCCGGTACGGGTCCAGTGCCTGGCTCTGGCGCTGAAGACCAAGTCCCCGGACGTGTGGGCCGGGACCACGCTGGCCCAGCGCACGGCGATGGCCAGAATCCGCACCCGGTCCAAGTGCCCGGTCTGCTCGTGTAGCACACTCATTCGAATCGAGGACCACGACGCGTGTCTTGCCTGCGGACGGTCGTGGCGCACGGAACGCGGGCGCGAAGGACAACAGCCTGATGGTGATGACGACCGATGACCTGCGCGAGCATGCGGAGAACCTGGACCGCGCGCTGAACCGCAAGATCACCGATCTGTGGGAGTGCGACGACCCGGCCCGGCGCACGGCCCTGCTGAAGCAGACCAAAGCGATACGGGCCCGGATCGCAGAACTGAACGAACTGACCAAGACCGATTGATGGAGGAAGAGATGAGCGAGGCACGCGAGGCGCTGGAGACGTTCGTCAAGCAGTACGGGTCGAACGCCGGGTACGCGGTACGGTTCCCGGTTCTGCTCGATGCCCTGGTGGCGGAGGTCCGGGCGGAGGAACCGGCCACGTGCCAGGACTGCGGACACCTGGAAGCGGCGCACACAGGGGACAACGACCCGACATGCAACGCATCCTTGGCCCGGGTGCGTAGCTGCACGTGCATGTTCTACATCCCGAGCTAGACCCCGGCCACGGAAGGCGTACGGACTCCCCGCTGGAGTTCGTACGCCTTTTCCCATGCCTCGTGCCAACGCCAGGCATGGTCCTCCAGCCGGTTCGCCGCGGCCACTTCCCGGCCCGCCTGGGACAGTTCCTCCCGCAGCGCGGGTGACTCCCGCAGCCGCTTCAGCTCCCGGTACCAGGTGCGCGGACGGTCCGCCACGACCCCGGCCCCCGCCGCGTGCAGCCGGGCGTACTCCGGCCGGGGGGAGGCCACCCACGGGACCCCTGCCGCGCACATCTCCAGCGGCTTGAGCCGGGACTTGGCCCGGTTGAACCGGGTGTCCGCCAGCGGGGCGATGCCGATGCCGATCCGGCCGACCGATTCCGGCCACTGTTCCAACGGGATCCTCCCGCCCTCCGGCTCCTCCGCCAGCCCGAACGCCCGCGCGCACCCGGCCGGGTCCCCGCGCACCTCGAACCTGGCGCCCTCCGCCACCAGCCGGGAAACGGCCGCACCGACCGCTTCCGGGTCGTTGGGGTGGGAATGCAGCGACGCGGGCCAGCCGATGACGTCGGAGTCCACATGGGGCACGTCGTCGTACGCGGCGGGCAGGTAGTTGTCCAGCACCACCCCCCGGCCGTGCGCCGCGTACACGGGCAGCAGAGCCTTCGTGGATACCGTGACCAGCGTGGCCGCCCTGCACGCCGCGTTCAGGTTGCGCCAGGACGACATGGACACGGTCCCGCCCGGCAGCTTGCGCCCCTCGTTGCGGGGGTGGAGACCGTGCCACGCCGGGTTGTCCGGGTGCACCGAGGTGAGGTCGTCGTCCACGTCCACGACCACTGCGGTGCCCTGCCGGCGCAGCACGCTCACCGCCTGTGCGAGCCGGCTGTTCGTGATCCGCTGGAAAACCACCACGTCCGCTTCGGTGTCCACCTTGACCACCTCTTCACCCCGCATGTGCAGCATGACGCGGCGGTCCGCCTGCTTCACCACGGTCACGTCGTGCCCGGCCCGGCGCAGCGCCTCACCGGGCCCGGTCATGCGCAGCAGGCCCCCGGCCCAACTGTCCGTGGGGTATACCAGCACCTTCACGCGGGGTCCGTCGCCTTCCTCGCACGGACCGGGCGCGGGCTCATCTGGGCCTCCAGCGCTGCCACCCTGGCGCTCAGCGCGTCCACCTTGGTGGCCAGGGCGTGCAGCTCGGTGTGCAGGCTGTCCGGACCCGCGTCCGCCTCGGTCAGTACGCGGTCCACTTCCTGGCGGACCAGGTGGATGATCCGGTCGTCCATCGCCATCGTCGGTGCTCCTCAGGCTGCGGTGGTGAAGGCGGACTGGACCTTCGCGCTGATCGTGGTGGGCTTGTAGAAGCCGAAGTGCGCTGCCACACCGACGACGAACGAGACCGCGGTCAGGACCAGCGCGGTTCCGAAGTCGAATCCGTCCGGGGCCGTGGACCACTCGGTGAGGAAGGACAACACAGCGGCCAGGAACAGGTGCAGGACCGCCTTCACCCCGGCCGGGATGTTCGCGGAGGTGACCAGGCCCACCAGGACCGGGAGCACGAAGGAGATGGCCAGGCCCAGCCAGTAGGCAGTGTCCAGATTGACGTCCATGACGGTTCCTCTCAGGAAGCGAGTCTGGCAGCGAGCAGGTCCGCCACCTTGGTTGCGATGGCTGTGGTCTGTTCGTCGGTCAGCGTGACCGGGGTGCCGGTGACCTTGAGCGCGTTGACGGCCGTCTCCGACCGGCGCGCCACGGTCTCGATGTTGCGCACCGCCGTGGTCAGGGTGATGAAGGCGTTGTCCGTCCCGGGCACCGGGTTGGCAATGACGCCGTCCTTCAGCAGGACTCGCTCGGCGATCTTCTCGATGTCTTCAGGGGTCACGTCGTCCTCCGTGCTCGGTCCGGCTGCCAGGTGCGCGGCCACCAGTGCCCGCATGCTCACCATAGTGAATCCGCGCGGGTCGATCTTCCGGGTGGTCCACTCCAGATGCCCGATCACCGACTGGGCGCCCCAGCCGTGGAACTCGCAGACCGCGGCCTGTACCCGGACCATGGCTTCGAGCTGCACATCCGGCCACGGGTCCTTGCCGGTGCCCAGGTTCACGCACTCCCACCCGTAGAAGTGCGCGTTCCCGTCCACCGTGTCGGCCCCCGGCGCCGGGATCCGGGTCTCGTCCAGCACGGCGCTGTAGACGTTGAGCGCGCCGGCGCCGGCATGGTTGGACCGGCCGTTGCCGACCAGCGTCACCGTGCCGTCCTTGTGGACGACCCCGGTGCACAGCGGGCCCGGCAGGTCGGCCCGGCCGGAGTAGCACGTCTCGACGATCCCGGTGCCGTCGCCGGACGCGGTGTGATGGATCATGGACCCGTTGACCGGGCCCCAGGCGCCGTGCCCGGCCCGGTTGTTGGTCCGCCAGCCGGGGTGCTCGGTGAACTTCACGCCCCACCGACTGAGCTGGGCGGTGAGCTGGTCTGCGGTCATCGGGACTGTCGTCATCGGTTCCTCCTTCGTCCGTCCTGGTCAGGGAGCTACGCGGTACATGGTCAGGCGGGGACCGCCGAAGATGGCTGCCAGCGCCCCGGTGTTCTGGATCACCGTGGTGCGGATCACGTCTCCCGCGACCATGTTCGGGACCAGGGCGCTGACCATCAGCCGTGGCTGGGCCGGGGCGTTGCCCTCATGGATGACCCGGCCGAAGTCGGCTGTGTTGACGCGGATGAACGCTTCCAGGACCGAGGTCACGTCCGGGGCCCGGACGATGAACTGGAGGAAGTACGTCCCCGGGAGCGCCACCGTGATCGAGCCACCGGAGTTGATCGTTCCGGCTCCGTTGCTGTAGATCACCCGGCTGTACGCGGCATTGCCTTCCACCCCGGGGAAGATGCTGGGGAAGTCGTCTCCGTCGAACACGGCCAGCGGAGGCGCGGTGATCAGGTCGTCCAGCGCCTGGACATCGGTGTCCACCGCGCGGGCCAGGGCTTCCAGCCCCCCTGCGAAATCGGCAGCGTCACCGGGGTCCGGGTAGGGGTAACTGCGGTTGGCGGTCGTTCCCACGGTTCGCCCTCCCTCTCAGAGTGTGGACAGGCGGAAGGACTGGAGCTGCTTGGTCGCCGTGTTCAGCGCCGCGCTGGAGGTCTGGAGCGCCTGGAACGTCATCGTCTGCCCGGCCACGTACACCGGGACCACAGCGACCGTACTGAGTACGGCCCCGTCGGACACAGTGCCGAGCTGGGCATTGCGCGCCACCAGTCCGAGTGAGGAATGGGTGAACGCGATCTGCCGGACACCTCCCCCGGACGCGGTCGCCAGGAAGGTGCACCGCAGCGACACCAGGTAGATCCCGGCATGAGTGAAGACCAGCGTGCCGTTGGTGACCGAGTCGTCCCACATCGAATCGTTGTCGAACGACTCCGACCCGGCGCCCCACGTCAGGTTCGTGTTGGTGTTGTCGGGGATCGACTGGGTGGCCGTGGTCGCCGCGCGCATGGCCGGCTTCGCCGCGCCGATCGCCTGCGCGTCGTACAGGGACTGCACGGCGGTGTCCGCGGTGTCCGCCAGATCCTGGATCGACTGACTGATGTCGGCCGGGTCGGTAAACGTCTGATAAACGAGTGAGAAATTGGCAGTCGTCGCGGTCATCCGGTCCTCCGGGCAATACAGAAGTCGAACTGCATGCCGACGCCGGAGGCCAGCACCGAGCGCAGCCCGAGACGGGCGAACGCTGCCGTGCCTACCGGGACCACCGCGCTGCCGGAGATCGATGTGTACGGGGACGGGATCCCCACGTCGTTGACGCTCGCCGCGGTCACGTTGTCGGTCGTGGTGGGCATCAGGTCGGTGGCGCTGGCGAAGCACAGCAGGTGCAGTTCGATGTCCCCGGTCGAGTCGTCCACCCCGCCGGCGAACGCGGACAGGGCGTACGTCTGGCCGGGGTCCACCGCCCACGGCTGGCTGTACATCACCGTGGTGCGCGCGGACAGGTCCGGATTGATCTGGAGCACGAAGTCCCCCGACGGGGCGTCGGTGACTTGCAGCACCTGGGTGCTGGCGGTGCCGGATTCGTCGTACAGGAACCAGTCGGACGGTACGCCCGGCATCTCCCCGTCGGCTTCAAAGCCTCCGTTCTGCACCAGGTTGGGCCCCACCCCCGCCTGCTTGCCGAGCACGATCCAGCTCGCGTCCTGGTTACCCACCACCACCAGATCCCCTTCGGCAGCGGCGTAGGAGTCCAGGTACGCGGCCGTGATGGTCGTGCTCCCCACCACCACGTCCAGTGTCGTGGCGGTGATCGTGGATACCGTGCCCACCCGGTAGATGCCCGGCCGGGGAGTGACCGACTGCACCGCTTTGGCCATGCGCGTGGACGCCATCACAGAGCCACCAGCCTGGTTGCGGAGAACCAGCAGTTGTCGAAATTCGACGGGGACGTTCCGGAGTAGAAGACCCGCATCCCCAGCGCCGCGCCGCTCACCCGGTTCGTGACCCCGCTGGCGGTCATCCGGCCGAAGCCGGAAGCGGGAGGGGACGTGCCCTGAAGGAAGAACCCGGAGCCGTCTCCGGTGAACTGGACGGCCAGGGACTGCACGTTCACTCCGGCTACTGATCCTGCGAAGCCTGTGACGAGCCAAAGACCTGGTGGGGCGGCGACCGTGTCCCCGGTGGCCCAGCCCTGCGGGTCGTACTCCACCACGTCGAACGGCACGTCGTCGCCGCTGGAGATGGAAGTGGCAGCGCTGATGCGCAGGATCGTGGTGGGGAGCTGGTAAGTGGATTCGATCAGGGTGTCGATCGTCGTGAAGTCCGCGTCCATCGCTTCCGCCAGCGCGCGGGTCTGTACCGGGGCGTTCGCCGCATCCTTGACCAATGGAGGGTCGCACTGTGGGAAGACGTACCCCCGGTTCGGTGTCAGGTCCATAGCTCAGGTCCCTTCCCCGACGGTGACCGGTGGGGCTATCGCTGAGCGGGTGCTCAGGCTCATCGTTCCGTCCGTGGTCAGAGGGTACGTGATCGAATCAATGACCTGGTCCGCACTCTGCCCCCGGTAGCTCAGCCGCACCGTGTCGCCGGGCTCCAGCGTGGAGTCCGGCACCATCTGCACCGACCACTGCTCCGCAAGAGCCGACTGTGCCGCGAGCTGCTGCACCGCCAGCGCCTGCGCGTCCGACGAGGTCAGCGGGGTCTGGATCTTGATCACCTGGGACACGCGGCCGTACAGGTCCCCGAACATGGTCGGGGAGGAAGAGTCCGTGTTCCGCGCGGTCACCCGGATGGGGGTCGTTCCGTCGATGCGCTCCGCCACCACGGTCACGGAGTTCACCACCCCGTCCCGGGTCAGCGTGCGGTTGGCGGTGGACAGCAGTCCGGCCGGTCCGTCACTGATGGCGGAGACCACCGGCCCCAGCGCGTAGGGGAACAGGCGCACCACGAAGTCCCCGTTGCCGAGCGAGTACCAGCGGCCCTGCAACACCTCCGACAGATCGTCCAGCGCCTGGCCCCGGTCTTCGTCCCAGGTCAGCGCCGGGGAGTTCTGGTCGGTCACGTCGTCCGTGCCGTACGTGGCCTCGGGCACCGCCTGGGTGATCAGCTTGCGGATCTCGGTGAGCACCGTGGTGGAGGTGCCCACGTTCTGCGGGGCCTCGAACCGGTACGCCACCACATCGGCCGCGCGGTCGTCCGCCCGGACCGTCACCGTGCCGTCCGCCTGGCGCTGCGGGGTGTACACCCGGCCGGTGAAGACCGGGAAGACCTCCCACAGCCCGTCCGGGTACTGGATCCCCGTGCTGATCCGGATCACGCTCTGATACGGGGACAGGACCGAGTTAACATCCCCGGGAAAGTCCGCGTCGGAGAACGTCAGGGACGCGGACCTGGTCACCCGGGAGGTGAGGTTCGCGGTCACCGACCCGGCGCTGAACGTCAGATCGGGGACGCTCGCGACCTGCACCCCGCCCTGGAACACGTCCAGCGTGGTGTACCGCTTGTGCGGACCGGTCAGAACCGACCGGTACGTTGGAGTCGCGGTCAGCATCAGGCGAGCGCCGCCCAGATGGTGAACTGGCTGTCCGCGTTGCTGCTCGGGGTGATGGGGCTGGGAAGCGACGTCTGTGCCGTTCCGTTGGTGGCGAAACGCTTCCGGGCAGCAGTCGGGATACCCACGTTGGTCACGGTCGCGTTGAGGTCACCGCTACGCCAGATCTGCGGGGCGGTCGCCGCGTTGACGACGATCCCCACCCAGTACTGGCCCGGCGTGAGCGCCACTGAAATGGTCTCGGTGAACAGCCCGGTGGTGGTCACCCGGGCGTCGATCCCGACGTTCGCCAGACGTGCCCCGGTGGAGTCGTACAGACCGATGAAGTTCTGTCCGGCTGTAGCCGTGACACCTACGGTGCCGATCCCCCAGAACAGTTTTGTCGCGGTGACCGGCTTGCTGACGAACAAACCCGCCAGGTAAACCGTCCCGTTGATCATCAGCTTGCTGCCCAGGGCCAGCGCCGGGTCCGCCGTCCAGGCGATCAGGTCGTGATTGCCCGGCTGCGCCATACCGAAGGTATGGCCGTCCGTCGCCAGACTCCCACCGGTGGACCCGTATGTCTGGACACCCCGGACCACGTCCACCGGGGACGCGGTGCCCCCCGTACGTTCCAGTACGCCGATGCCCCGCCCGATCAGCGTGTTGGTGCCTCCGTCGAAGAACCCTGCGGTGATCGCGTGCAGCGATGCTCCCGCGTAGGAGACCGAAAGGGACCCGGTGACGGACAGTCCGTACTGGGGGGTCGCGTTGCCGGATCCGTCGTCGTTCACCCCGGGGTACGTCGTCAGCCCGCTCAGCGTCACCGGGGCCGTGGCGCTGACGACCGCAACGCCTGCGTACCCTGAGCTGGTCGAACCGGAGCCGTCGCGGCGCGCCATGGTGCCGGTGAAGACCAGCGGGGCGTTGCCGGCTGCATCAATGTAGAAACCGCTCTGCACACTGCGGTCGGTGGAGCAGCCCTGCCAGGTCCCTCCACCCGACCCGGTGCCGGTGCCCCACGAACCGGTGATGTACCAGCCCCGCTCTCCTGCGAACTCCGAGCGGCAGGCGGTGAACGAACTATTGGCCATGCCGTCGATGTAGTAACCGCGCCTGCCGCAGCCGATGGCCCGGCATCCGATCATCGTGGTATCGGTCATGCCGGAGAACCGGAACCCGTCCAGAGTGGCCGTGCTGACCTGCACGTTGTCCATGTACCAGGAGTACGGGTGCCCGGACCCGTTGCTGACCGACTGCACACCCCGGTCCGTGACCTGGTCGATGCTGACGTTGTGCAGGACGACCCCGTGGACGAGACCGGTCCCGACAACTCCGCTGGTCGTCCCCGGAAGGACACTCCCGTCCAGCGTAACGTCCTTGATCCGCTGGCCCTCGGACGTGGTCAGGTAACCGCCAGTGGCAGCGTCCACCATCGACAGGATGGCAGCCCCGGAGAAACTGGCCAGGGGCTTGATCCGGGATGTCTGAATGTTGGTACCGCGCATCGCGTAGCTGCCTTGCAGCGTGACGTACGGCGGAATGACCAGCGGAGCCGAAGTGCGGTACGACCCCGGAGGCAGAAAGACCGTTTTGCCCTGCGGGGCCGTGGCGGAGTCGGTGTAAGCCGCGTCCAGAGCGGCCTGGATCGCCGTGGTGTCGTCCGTGGTGTTGTCGCCCAGGGCCCCGTACGCGGCGTCGGTGACGCTGACGATGTTGCCGATCTGCGCTTGCAGACTGGCCAGCGCAGCGTTGAGGTCTGCGCCCCAGGGGTCCTGACCGATGGTGGGAAGAGTGATCATCGCTTAGCCTCCATCGCCGTAGGGGCCTGAGCCGTACGGGCCGAATCCGTACCCGTCCGGGATCGGAACGGGTGTTGCTGTGCAGTCCGCCACGCCCAGCCAGGTCAGACCCGTGTTGGCCAGATCCTGGCTTGTCTCGTACCGCTCCGCCACGATGCACCAGTTGGAGCACACCGTTCCCTGGCCGGCCGCTGCAGGCGAGGGCTGGTCCACCTGCACCAGCGGCACCGACCACAGCCGGAACGGCACCCGCTGGTCGTTGGACCCGGTGTAGTTCTCCGCCAGGTCCCCCGGCTGCCAGTACGCGTCGGGCCAGCCGTACAGCGGGTCGAGCTGGAGCAGCAGCGGACCGCCTGCGGTGAACAGATCGTAGACGGAGTCCACCGCGTCCAGGTTGCGGGTGAGGAAGGCGACGGAGGAGACGATGCCCTTGCGCCGGGCCCAGATGTCCGCCGGTTTCTCCCGGTCCAGGACTCCGATCAGGTTCGCGTCCGAGGCCCGGGTCTTGTTGCCGAGCTGGATCAGGGACACGTCGGTGGCGTCGGTACACGGAGTGGACTGCGGGCACAGGTCCACCCGGACGTTCGCCCACGGCCGCGCCGGGTCCTTGAACCAGTTGAAAGTTGTAACAATCGTCACCGTGTTGGAGGTGACCGAGTTGCCCAGCGGGCTCAGTCCGTCCACGTCTTCGTACGCCCGGTAGTGGACGGCCGTGTTCAGCGGGGCCTCGGTGTCGATGAGGAAGTAGTCCAGCGTGACCGGGAACGCAACGAACCGGTACCCGCCCCGAACGATGTGCTCCGTCCCGTCCGGCTCCACCCGCACCACGGTGAAGGAGTTCTCCACCGAGACGCTGCTGAAGTCGATGACCAGCTCGACTTCCGCGTTGTCGTTGTCGGCGGTCGCCACCAGGGTGCTCATCAGGTCCTCACCCCCTGCGCGAGCTGGCGCGCCACGGTCGCGTTGTTGTCGTCGATCAGCACTTGCACATGATCATTGATCACCTTGTTCCCGATCATCACCGTGACACGCGGGGCGGACGTGTTCACGCTCACGTTCGGGGCCGCGGCCTGCGCGGTGACCGTCTGGGCGGTACGGGTGGAGGACAGCAGGGATGCAACACCCTGCCCGGCCGAGACGGGCGCAGCGGCGCCGGAGACCAGCCGGCCGGCCGCGCTGGCCACCAGCGACTGGTTGGCCCGGATACCCGCGGCGAAGTCGGAGGCGAACGCGTGGCCGGAATACAGCGTCCAGCCCTTGCCGGACAGCGGTCCCACCTTGGCGGGTGAGGACCCGAAGAAGTCCCGGGCTTTTTGCACTACGGACTTCGCCGCGCTGCCGACGGACCCCAGCATGGACTTGATACCGCTGATGAACCCGGAGATCAGGGACCGGCCGGAGTTGTACAGCAGCGAGCCCACGTTGCCCAGCGCCCCGGTGATACGGCCCTTGAGTCCGCTGACCGTACGCACCACGTCCCCGATCGCGTCGGAGACCGCGGTGCGCACCCGGTTGAAGGCGGTGGACGTGGCGGAGGCGATCGAGTTCCACGCCCCCACCAGCGTGCTGCGGATCCGTCCGACGGCTCCGGACAGGAACGCCCCCAGCCCGGTGAACAGGGACATGATCCGGTTGACCAGGTCGGGGATGATGCTGTGCCCCACCAGCGTGTCGTACAGGTACCGGAAGATGCCGATGATCGTGTCGACGGCCTTACGGACCAGGCCGCCCACGCTGCTCACCGTGGTGGCGATCTGGTTCCAGATCCCGGTGAACAGGGACCCAAGGCCCCGCAGCGCCCCGGAGAAGTCCCCGGAGAACAGTGCGACCAGGGTGTTGATCACCGGAATGACGATGTTCGTGATGACCCCGGCCAGCACCCCCACCAGGACAGCGGCCACCGACGCGATCAGGCTGACCCACTGGGACATGATCGGAAGCACGAAGGAAACGGCCTGGGCCAGCAGTCCGATCACTGGCAGCAGCGCGGTGGTGAGACCGAGCATCGCGGTGGACACCTGGACGATGGACGGCAGCAACTGGACGAACAGGTCCGCCAGCACGGGAAGAATCTGGGCGATCAACGGCGTGAGCTGGGGGGCTACCCCTGCGACCGCCGACACGAACGCGGTGAAGGTCGGCAGGAGCTGAACGATCAGGTCGGACAGCACCGGCAGGAGCTGGGCCGTGAGCTGGGTGAACACGTCCAGCAGCGGAAAAATGACCGGGGTCAGCGATGTGATCGCGGGGACCAGGGCGCTCACGAAGGCGTCCCCGAGCTGGACGATCAGCGGAGCCGCGTCGGTGAACGCCTGGGTGATCGTGTCCAGGACCGGGAGCAGCGGGGGGAGCAGGGACGCGATCAGGTCCCCGAGGATCGGGAGCAGCGGGGCGAACGCGACGACCATCGCGCCGATGGCCTGGGCGGTTCCCTCAAGGACCGGACCGAGACCGGTGATGATCGGGGTGAGCCCGGCGCCCAGCGCCTGCACCAGGGTCTGTACGGGCCCGGCCAGGGCCACGAACACCGGCCCGAGGACGCCGATCACCTGGCCCAGCAGCGGGCCCACTGTGTCCGCCACCACGCCCATGGTCTGCACCAGGGCGCCTATCGCGTCCTGGAACCCCTTGGTCGCGGTGGCGTCCTGCAACGTCTGGGTGATGGACGTGAGCACCTGGAACAGCCCCGCCCCGCCCGTGGACGCCGCCCCCAGGACGTTCTTCAGGATCCCGAAGACGTTCCCCGCGATGTCCCCCAGCCCGGACAGGACATCGATCGCGGTGTTGATCGCGTCTTCCAGACCGCCCGAGGCGAACGCCTTGCTCAGCTTGTCCGAGATCGACGTAGCGGCGCCGGCCGCGGCCTGGGTGATCCGGTCGAACGCCGGGGCCGCTGCGGTGGCGAGCTGGCCCAGCCCGGTGACGACCAGCGCCGGGATCCCGGACAGGTTCGTCAGCCCGGTATTGGCCCCGGCCAGCGCCTTGCCCAGGGTGCCGTCCGTGGCGAGCTGGGCTGCTGCCCCTGCTGTGCTCAGGGCGACCTTGTTGAGGATCCCGGACGTGGCGGTCAGGTTGGTCTGGAGCACCGGCAGGACGGACGTGGACAGCTTCGTCAGTTCGGCGGACAGCCCGGTGAAGAGCTGCTGCTGAATGCTCTGCTGGAAGTCGGTGAACGCGGGTACCAGGGACTTCACCGTGAGGGCGAACTCCCTGGCGGACGGAGCCAGCTTGTCCAGACCTGCCTGGAACTTCTTGGCCCCCGCCGCGCTGGTGTCGAAAGCAGCAGTCACCGTGTCCTGCACGCCGATCATGCCGAGCTTGATGGTCTGGGTGGCCTGGGTGACCGCCAGCAGCGCCGGTACGGCCACGGCTCCGGCCGGGGCGATCTGCCCCAGCGCCGTGGCCACGGATGCGATCAGGGGCAGCGCTGTGCCCGCCGCTGCGCCGATGCTGCCGACACTCAGGGCGGTCTTGCCCAGGATCCCTGCCAGCGGGCCCAGGGACACGCCCAGGCCCCGCAGAGACAGGCCGAAACGGTCCGTGTCCCGGGATGTGCTCTCCAGCGAGCGGGAGATCTGCTGGCCCTCCGCGACGAACCGGCCCCGGATGTCGTGCAGGCGGTTGTTCGCGTCCCGGCTGAACTCTCGCAGCGCGAGCTGCGCCGGGGTGGTGTCCATATCGACTTCGATATGGGCTTCGCCGATCTGCTCGCTCACAGGCTCACCCCCATCGCCTTGAGGAAGGAGTCCGACGCGTCTTCCTCATCGGTCCACCACCACGGTGCCTTCGGGTCACGCTGCTTCACACGCTTCGGGCCGGAGCCGGGCACCGCCCAGCCGGCCACGGACAGCATGCTGTCCAGGACCTTCCGCGCGTCCTCCGCGCTCTGGCCCTCGTGTACCCGCACCCGCTGGAGCATCTCCGCGTAGACCAGGTTCAGGAACCGGTCGGCGGGGAGGTAGGCGAAGTCGGTGCCGGAAGCTGCGGAACGTCCGTCGAGTTCGTGCCAGATACCGGGCTGACCGGCCCACCGGCAGAGTTCGAGGACGGCTGTGTAGGGCGCAGCCCGTACTTCTCCAGCAACCAGATCATGACCTCGCTGGCCTGCTCCAGCTCGATGGGGTTCTCCAGATCCCCCAGCCGCTTGGCCACCGCCGCGGCGGAGTCGGGGAGCAGCACCAGCCCGAGCGCGTCCAGGATCGCGTCCACCTGCGCCCCGACCGGCATGGCGCCGATCGTCTCGAAGCGGGTCGCGAACTCCGTCAGCGTCTTACCGGGCAGCGCCCGCGCCGCTTCGAACAGGTCTCCGTCGATGCGGAACCTGATCCGCTCGTGCTGCCGGGTGAAGTCCTTCACCCCGTCGTCTGTGGACCCGGTCAGCGGGCCCGTGCTCTCGCTCATGGGGCCACCGTAGGGGACTGAGGGAGCGATCTTGACCGGGCTGGATTCCGTCACGGTCGGTGAGGGTGTGGGGTTCGGGTTCGGCGGTGTGGGGTGTGGATTCCGTTGCCCACACTCCGGCATTTGCGGACACACCTGGGTACACCCGTACGTATGGAAGGACAAACAGGGCGGAATCGTTCCCTCCGGTGTGAGAATGGGTGTGGAGTGTGACTTTCTCCCTTCTAGGCCATGCGTTTGTGAGTGAAGAGAAGTTGATCAAGGATTTTAAGATCATTTAGAATGCTCAGTCACAGAGGCATGGCCTAGAAGGGCCGTTCCCCACACTCCTCACTCTGAAAACACTCCCGCAGGTCGGTGCGGGCCCGGCCCTCCGTTACGCTCCGTTACTGGTTTCCGGGCCAGATCCGTGGTTTACTTAAATGAACCCGACCCGACGGAGGAACGATGACGAAACCCACGGCCCTCACAGCGGCCGAACTCACCGACCGGATCGCGGAACAGGTGGTCTGGGCCATGCATGCCCGGGACCGCATCCTGGGGGACCTGTCCGACGCCGGCTACGTGGTCCGGGACAACCTGACCGGCCAGATCAGCGGACTGCGCTGGACCCTGTGCCTGCTTAAGGGCTGGAACCCGGCGCGTGAGTCCGCCCATGAAGGCCAGGCGGACCGCTTCGTCCGTGTCTGGCACAACCTCCCGGGCCACTGCACCGAGCCGGGGTGCGGGCCGTGGTAGGGGTCCTGCTGGGCGTCTGGCCGGGAATCGGCCTCGGTGTGGGAGTCGTCTGGGTCGGGACGTGCTGGGTCGCTCACCGGATCAGAGTGCGGCGCGCAGGGCCTCGATGAGGAAGTTGTTCGGACGCGTGCCGGGGTGCGAGACGTACCGCGCGTACACGACCCGGCCCCCGATCTCGAACCGCAGGACGCCCCCGGTGCGCTTCGGCCGGATGATGTGGGGCCGGGTCCCGTTCACCACGTAGATGGTCGCGGGGTGGGTGGACGTGATCGTTCCCACCGGCCCGTCGTGGGTGTAGCGCAGGGACGTACGGATGCCGTTGCCCATGGACCCCGGTGCGAGGCGCTGTGCGGCCGTCTGCACGCGTTCCACGCGGCGCCTGAGACTCCGGTCCACCGCACCCCCGGGAAGCCGTAGGAGACGCGCTACACGGCTCTGTTCGAGCCGGAACGAGGTGGACACGTTGAAGGACATGTCAGTTCCTCGGCAGACCGACCAGGAACCGCAGCTCGTTACCGACGCATCCGCCGGTCGGACCCTGCGCGGTGAGCGGGTTGAGAAAGAAGTCGATGATCTCCCGGTCCGCCTTCATCTCGCACAGCTTGGCCGAGACCGCCTTCAGCAGCCCGTAGGCATCGGTCAGGATCTCCTGGGCCGATGCGTCCAGGTCGGCAATCGTCGGGACCAGCGTCTGGTCATCCGGGTTGGGGGCGCAGCGGATGAGCTGCACCACGACCTCTGCGACCTCCCACGCCGCGTCACAGGCTCCGACGCGGGCCGTGAGCGGCTGCGGGAAGGCGTCGGAGAGGTAGATGCGGGCCACGGACAGGGCCAGCAGCCCGCAGTCGCAGGCGTCCCAGGCGATCGCCCCGGGCACGACGCTGGACCGGTCCGGAGGGTTCGCCGCGATCTCGGCATCGATCGCCAGACGGACGGTCTCCGCCACGGTGTACCACTTCAGCGGTCCGGTGATGAGCGGCATCAGGTGGGCCGCCTGACCGGTGGCCGGTCGGGGCTCACGATCCGGGCCTTCTGACGGATCCCGTACGGGTTCCAGGTGGCCAGGAACATGTCCACCAGGTACAGCCCTGTGCGGCCCTGTCGGAACAGCTCCCCCACGTCCGGATACTGGATCGTCACGCCCTGGCGGACCAGTTGCTGGAGTCCCGCCGGCAGCTTGCAGTCGCCCCCGGTCGCAGCCCGCAGGATCTCGCAGACCAGCGCGCCCATGGCGAACGCTGCGCCCTCGGGGACCGCCTCGCCGTACGTGGCCGTGACGGACCAGGTGTCCGCCTCGGTGTCGTCCTTGGACAGGTCGTTGCAGCGGGGCCAGACCCCGCCGTCGGTGCGGACCACGATCCGGTTGTTGTCCAGGCGGTACCCGCCTGTCACCATCGGTTCGCCGTCGATCTTGATCTCGATGATCTCGTTCACCGGGGCGGGGAGGATGAACTCGCTCACCATGCTGCACGAGCAGGACCCGGAGCAGCCCCCGCACACCAGGTTGAACCACAGCCCCCCGATCAGCGCCGGGGTGGGCCAGGAGTTGGCGAACCACGATGGCCCGAAATCGTCGTACATGCGTCCGCTGTAGCAGTCCTGACGGCACGGGCGCAGCGTCACGGTGCACAGCCCGAACCGCATGCCGGTCAGTGCCCACAGCACCTCGGTCGCGGTCGCCACAGCGGCCCCGGTCAGCGGAGCCGTCTCCGCCGTGACCTCGCACAGCCATTCGACGGGCCACGTGGCGCAGGGACCGAAATCGGCTCCGCTGTTGCTGCCGGTGGCGGTCACCGGGTTGATGACGGGCATCAGGTACCTTCCCGGTCAGGCGTCGGAGGGACTGTCGTTGGGCCAGGTGTGATCGTCCACGATCGCCTGGGTGTGGACCAGGTGGTCCCCGATGTGGGCCCCCTCTTCGCCCCAGTGGACGCACCGCAGTTCCCGGGGCTCCCCGTTCACGATCAGCGTGTCGGTCGCGGGGCAGCGGGCACGGGCCACGTGGTCACCTCCGGGGTCATACGGCGAACCAGCCCCAGGCGGAGCCGTCGAACAGGGCCGACAGCCGCAGTATCGCACCCGAGGCGACTACCACGCTGGTGGCGCCGGGCAGCGCCATGGCCGTGATGGTCTGCGCGGATCCGGTCGCCACGGTCAGCACGTCGGACCCCGTGTTGTGGAAGACGTACGTCACCGGGTTGAAGTCGGCCCCGGCTGCGGGCAGCGTGGCGGTGAAGGCGCCCACGGCGTCCGTGTCGCAGATCAGGGCGCGGTCGATGGGGCGCGCGGTGAAGTTGGCGGTCAGACGCCTGATGGCCTTGGGTACCGCCCCGTTGACCAGCTCGACCCCGCAGGGCCCCGACGTGCTGACCCCGGACTCGGTGAACAGTCCGGTCAGCCGGACCAGGCCCAGGGCGAACTTCACCGCGTTGGCGCTGTTGCCGTCGATGTTCGGGGTGCTGGACTCGGTGGAGATGTTGGCGTAGATCGTGGGGCCCACGCCGGAGGATCCGGGACCGATGATGTACAGCTCGTGAACGCACGCCTCGATCGACGCCGAGACCACTTCCATGGCGTGCACGGACCCCACGGACCCGAAGTACGTACCGACCGGGCACAGCGCCGCCCAGCAGTACAGGATCATCAGCCGGAGCATGACCCCGTGCTCGGTGAAGGCCAGCGCGTACGTGTACCCGCCCCCGCAGCTCACATTCTCCGCTATGCAGTGATCATTGTTGCCCGGCGCCGGCATCAGCGCACCGAAACTGAGACCGGTTCCGAACACGCCGGGGGAGCTGTAATCGGTGCTCGGGCTGGCCACGGTCCCGGCCGTGCCGTACCCCACATTCGCCACGTGCGCGTTGGCGCAGCCGTAGAAGTTGAAGGCGCCGTACGTGAGCCCGAAGGCGCTGTGGGCGGTGAGGATGGCCAGGTTCTTCAGCACCGCCTGGGTGTTGCTGTACACCGCTCCGACGCCGTACCCGCTGCCCTCGTTGGGGCCGCAGATCACGCCGGGGTTGCCAGCCGCGTTGATGCTGGTGATTTGGGCCGCGGTGGACGCGTACACGCCGAAGGAGATCAGGCAGGACCCGGCGAACTGGGGGACGGTCTGCTGCCAGTGGCGGACGGCCGCGGCCCCGTCGCTCTCGCCCCGGAACTCAAGGATCCGCTTCACGCCGGTCGTGGGCTGCGGGCCGAAGACGACCTGGCCGTTCCCGCTCTTGGACGTGTTCAGGGCTCCGGCCACGATGAAGGGCTGCGGGGGTATGTAGACCTGCGCATAGGTGTGCGTGAGCAGGTACGCCTCTGCCGCGTCGGTCGCGGCCTGGATCGCGGCCTGGTTGTCCGTACCCCAGACCACCACCGCGTTGGCCAGCGCCCCGCCCGAGGCGTTGCTGAAGGACAGCGTGAGCTGGGTGGAGCTGGTGCGGACCAGCACGGTGCCGGATGCGGTGGTGACCCCGTTGACCCCGGCACCCTTCACCGAGATGGCCTTGCCCACGATCCCGACGGGGAAGTTCGCGGTGGCGCTGGTGAGCACAGCCGATCCGTTGCTCATCACCCCGTCCCCGACCACCTGCGCATCCCCCACGGCGCCGTAGGCGGGGTCGGTGATGTCGAACACCCACTCCGGCGTGACGGACTCCGGGGCTGCCCACGCCGCGGCTGCGGCCCCGGTGGCGGTGAGCACGTCGCCCACGTTGGGCGTACCCGACAGCACCACTCCGTCGATCGCTGCCACGGACGGATCCGGGTACGTGCCGGCCAGGTCCCCGCCGGCGGGGCCGGTGGGCCCGGACGAACCGGTGACCGGGGGCACGGTGATCTCAAAGGATTCGGTGTCCAGGTGCAGCCAGTACGTGCCTTCCTCGATCCAGAAGGTGAGGAAGGCGTTCGCATCGGTGACCGTGGGGTTGGCCACCGGTACGGTGCCGCCCGCGTCGGCCCACAGCGGGGCGAAGGTGTTCGTGTCGTGCAGGAAGACCCTGGACACCACCCCCGGCGCCAGCGCGCCGGAGGGGAACCAGAACTTCTGGGAGTACAGGGCCAGTGCCATGCCGCGCCCTTCGGGTCAGGTCACGGCGTGAGCGTGGTGGAGTCGCAGGCGGCGTCCGGCGGGGGCGTGGTGGTGACGTTCCAGATCCAGTGCCGCTGCGGGGACAGGACGGCTGTATCCCCCAGCCAGGGCGCGCCCACGTCTTCCAGCCAGTTGACGCCGTGCGCCTGTGTCTCGGACACGGTCTGGAAGGTGCTCTTGTCGTTCTCGACCGTGTAGTCACCGTGCTGGGTGTTGCCCACGTTCGGCCAGGCGTTGTAGATGAACCTCTGGTTGCCCGAGCTGTCGCAGGCACCGGATCCGGCCACTTCCTGCCAGATCTCCAGAGAGAACCGGTTGTCGTCCCCGCCCTCACCGAAGGCGAAGCCGGTCCCGGTCACGGGGGTTCCGTCCCCCAGTACCTGGGCGTCGATCACGTACGCGGCGAGCAGAGCGTTGACCTCGCACCAGTCGACGGTCAGCTCTTCGCGCTTGAAGATCGGCTTGTCCTTCTGGTTGATACACGCGTCGCCTGCGGCGTTGCGCTGGAAGAACTCGGTGCCGTCCTCGTACTGCGGGCTCATCACAGCCTGGATGAACCCGTCGCTGGTGATGACCAGCCCGGAGTCCCCGGTGACCGGGACACCGCACACGTCCACGGCCACGATGCGCAGGTGCGTCCCTTTGATGGGAGCTGCACAGGTGGATGCTGCCATGTCAACTCCTTATACGGTGGGGACGCCCAGGTCCATGAGCGCTGCCAGCAGGCAGCAGGGGAAACCGAACACGTACGTGCGCTCAGCGATCATCTGCACGGTGTTCTCGGCCCGGTCGAAACTCTCGTTGCGCCGGGTGGCGAATACCTCGCCCCGGTATCCGAACACCGGTCCGGTCGCGTAGATCCACGCCTGGCCCTCCGGCGGGTCGTCCCCGGCCGGGGAGGTACCCGGGAACATCCCGCTCACCACGACCTTGTGCCCGGACGGGGTGTACAGCGTCCCGTTCCGGTCTTCCAGTACGCGTAGCGCTATGAAGGTGGGGAGGGCGAAACGCGGGATGTAGAAGGTCCCCAGGCCGCCGTAGCACTGGTCGAGCTGGTGACCGAGCTGTCCGAACGCCACGGCCGGGTCAAGGGTGACGATGTCCGATCCCGAAGCGGCGATCGTGGCCACAGGCTGGAGCACGATCCCGTGTTCGTCCACCACCTCGGTATCAGCGGCTAGGTGCGGGAACACCACAGTCTGACCACCGGCCGCGCCGGTCCAGAACGACAGCTCCGTCTGTGAGTCCTCGGTCCGGGCCAGCGCCTCGGTCGCCAGCGCGTTGATTGCTGCTTCGTCCCCGAGGCCGACCGGGGAGCAGTCGAACTCCGCGAACACCGTGAACGGAGTGGCGCCCCGGAACTCCTGAAGAACGTTGTCCGTCTTGGCCGGAGGCTCCGGTACAGCTCCCCCGTCCGAGCCGGTGACGATGACGCATTCGTCGTAGGTGCTGTCACCGGCCGGGCAGCGGTCGATCCAGGTGACCCCCGCCTGCCAGTGGGCCGGGGCGGGAAGGTGCTCCGCCACGTCCCACAGGCTGTACGGCAGCGGGGTGAACGCGGGTGGGTTGACGATGGGGCGGGCACTGGCCACGGGCGTTCACCTCCCTTCTGCGGTCACTTGGCTGTGATGAGGACAGCGAGCGTGCTGGCCCCCGTGGAAGCGGCCCACAGCTCGTAACCGGCCGGAAGAACGAATGACTGGTTCTGGCTGGCTACGAACTGCGAGGACAGGGACCCACTGGCGTACCCGACCTTCGTGGACCCGTTGCTCGACGTGAGAACGGCAGTCCGGTTGAACTCCGCCGCGTCGGCGATCTTTACCGCAGTCGTTGTCAGGCTTACGTCTGCACTGGTGAAGGCTGCCATTGCGTGCCCTTTCCCTTGGTCGGACTACGGGATCAGACGCGAGCCGCGTCGGCCAGAAGTGCGCCGGTCGAACCCTTCACGTTGAAGCCGACGGAGTACTGCCGGGAGGCGTGGCCCACCATGGCGATCAGGTGGCACTCCTCGGACCAGGCTGCGGTGTAGTCGTTCTCCGCGTTCAGCACGCTGTCCCGGATGACGCCCAGGTCCAGGGTCATGCCCTGTCCGTGGAGGAAGGTACCCGCCGCGAAGATCATGAAATTGACCGTCGTCGGCCAGGCCACCAGGCCGGTCGCGTTGCCGAACTGGCCGGAGCCGCGCACCTGCCAGTCGCTGACCCACTGGACGCGGACGTTGCGTGCGGTGAAGAACGAGGTGATCTCCGCGTCCGCGACCGCCTGCCAGGCGTCCACCCCCGCCTTCCAGGCCAGGTCTGCGCGCAGCACGTCCCTCACCCAGTACGGGAGGACGACCTCCAGCACGTCATCGGTGCACATGCCGTAACGGGCTCGGTAGTCGGTCGCTGCCAGGCTCACAGCGTCGTAGATGCGGGGCGCGGCGGAGTCGGTGACGGTTCCGCCGATGGCGGTGGCAGCGCCGGAGGCCGCGACCATGAGCGCGATCAGGCGGGCGTTGATGGCCCGCTCGTGCGCGGCCATGAGGAGCTGGAGGGTGTTCTGGGTGGCCTCGGGGTACGCGTCGTTCGTGAGGTTGCCTGCGGTGAGGCAGATGCCGTAGCAGTCCAGGCGCTCTTCGTCGAACGTGGGGCAGGGGACCCGCATGCACGGCTTGTTCGGCGAGCCGGTGACGGTCGCTTCGTCGTCCGCCTCGGTCCACAGCCACGGCACGGAGGCGTTGGAGAAGGTGACCGCGAACCCGCCGAAGGCGTTGGACCCGACCGCGTCCGCGAGCGAGGGGGAGACCGGGAACTGGATTCCGCCGCGGGTGATGCCCACGGTCGGCAGGTCGATCAGCCCGTCGGAGCACGCGATGTTGAAGAAGTCGTAGCGGATCTCCGACGGGGCGCACCAGCCACCACCGGCCACCAGGGCTTCGGCCATCTCGGGCCGGGTCAGGTGCTTGATGAGTTGCCCGACCTTGGAGAACGACGTGTTGTTGTCCACCGTGTGCTCGAACTGATTCTTGATCGTGGCCACGATGTGGCCCTGCTCGGTGGAACCGGTGCGGCTGATCGGGATGGCGCGGGACTTCTTGGAGAACGCGTCCCCCAGGTCGTCCATGCTGACGATGTCGGCGCCGGCAGCCTTGCCGGGGATGTCGATCGACGCGGTGACCGCGAGCCGGGGGGTTACCTCGCCCTGGGTCTGCGGGGCGACTGCGGCGGTGGCGGACAGGGACGCGGTGGCCCGGGTGACCTGGCCCTGGAACCTGCTGCCCATCATGTCCGCGAGTGCTGCGGTGACACCCTGCGCGGTGGCGCGTGCGATCGCGTCGGTGTCCACGGCAGCGGCGACGGGGGCCGCGGGCTCTGCGGGGGCGACGGGGCCGTTGACGCGGGCCGCAATGGCCGCCATCTGGTCCGCGTTGCGGATCCGGGCCTGCTCCGCGAGCCGGGCAGCGGTGGCCTGCTTGCCTTCCAGCTCGGCAGCGATGCGGTCCAGGTCGTCCGCGACGTGTCCGGCGTAGGCGATGCGCTGCTGCGCGGACTCCGCGGTGACCTCGCCCGGGTCTTCGGCGTTGAGCCGGTTGACCTCCGCCATGCCCTGCTCTTGCAGAGCGGTCAGGTCGGCAACGCTCATGAGCGTCAGATCCGACGGGGCGGAGAACAGTTCGTCACGGGCCATGTTCGGTCCCCTCGTGGCCGGATCGTCAGCGCTCAGGCGCTACTCAGGGTCAAGTTAGCACCCGCCACAGGGGACAGCAAAGATCAATATGTTTCGTCGAATCGGTTAAATATAATGGTCAGGGACGTGGAACAGCCCCGTGGGCCTGATCGGGTCCCATCACTTTAAGTAATCTAAGCGATGGGGTTACAGGACCGGGATGCTCCATGGTTTAATTAAACCAACGTTACCCCCGATTGAGGAGCCCTCGTGCCGAACCGCCTTGACGCCGCGATCACCGACGAAGAACGTGCCTGGGCACAGAATGTTCTGGACGAAGGGGTCGACACCAACGTCCACCTGTTGTCGTACTGCCGGTTCGTGATCGGTCCGGCAGAGGGAGCCTCCCCGGTTCGAAACGAACGGGGCGGAATCGTCGGCTACTCCCTGCGGGAGACCGCAGAGGAGATCGGAAGGTTGTCCGCGAAAGAAGCTGGGCACCTGACCGCAGCGGAATCGTCCACCGACCCTGAGATCGAGGGGGCCCACCGGGCAGCGGCCCAGGCATACCGGCTGGCCAGGTTGGTCCGGGAAACGGACGCCGCCTATGCGGCTCAGTCCTTCGAACTGGGCGCGGTTGGGTGGGAGAACCTGATGTCTCCCGCTCTGAGTCTGGTGTACATGGGGAAGTCCCAGGGCATGTGGCCTCATCAGCGTGCAGAGAAAGACGCCCAGGAAGCCGACGCCTGCGCAGACCGGCTGATGGAGCTGGGCCGTAAGGCCCTCGCCGACCGGAGGCACCGCGAGAACGTGACCCGACTCGCGAAGAACGCTACGGACACGGAACTGGCGGAAGAGATCGGGAAGGCCAAGGACTCCGACACCGCAGCCTTTCTGATCCTGATCAAGGAACGGGGCGTTCGCGACAGGAAGCTGCAGGCTTCCCGCACGAAGAGCCAGAAAGCCCCGGCTTCGGATGCTCCGTTCACCGAGGACGAAGAGAAACTGCTGTGCAACACCGCCCGGCAGACGAAAGAGATGCATGTGGACAAGTTGACGCAGCTCCGGGGCGTTCCCGTGGTCACACGCGGGGACCAGCTAAAGCATGAAGCTGTGCACCGGGAGATGATCCGGCGCGGACTCTAGGGGCGTGGAACAGCCCCCGTGGACCCAGTTCCCGGGGGCTGTCGTTGTGACGGTACGTGGTCAGGTGGTCGGAGGCGGGGGAGCGACCACCGGCTTGGCCTTCCGCTTGCCGCATGCGCACATGGGTTCCGTCACCTCCCCTCGGTGAACCGGGCGAGGGTCTGATCCATGATCAGCTTGTACGCCCTGGCGATGTCCATGCCCTCAGGATGCCAGACGGGAGCGGTCGCCCCCGCCGCTACCAGCGCCATCGGCTGGCCTCCGGCCACGCGCGCCCGGGTCCGCAGGTCCGATTCGAGGAACCCGGCCGTGTTCACCCCGAGCAGCGCCACCAGGCGCAGCTTCCCGCCGATGTTGCGCCAGTCCCCGCTGACCCGGCCCGCTGCCCGCAGGGCGAACACCGCAGACGGATCGGCGCCGGGCCGGATCTGCCCGGCCAGCCAGATCCCGTGCTTGTCGTTGCCGACCGCCACATCGGCCACCGCGGTGCCGGTGTTGTCGTAGTGCTCCGCTGCCGGGCGCGCCCCGACGTACAGCGACGCGTGGCCGGTTCCGATCGTGATCTGCCCGACCGCGGCCCGGGACCCGTCGGAGCACACCACCTCACCGGTCATGTAGTGGTCGTGCGTGTCCTCGCGCGGGGCGGTGACGCACTGCCCGTCGTAGCCGATGTGGCAGGCGTTCCACGGCGCGATATGCCCGTACAGGTACCCGTCGTCCGTGATGACCACCCCGGTGTACCCGGCCAGCTTCGGGTCCGCGAACCGGGACGGGTGCGGCCGGAAGTCCGCCATCTCCGCCATGGCCCCTGCCGTGACCGCGTCGTCGGCCGCGAACGGCGCCGGGACCTTCCCCGCGTCCTTCAGGTGAGCGGCCACGTGGTTGTACACCCCGCGCTCATCCGCCGTCGGGATCGTGGTGCCCCCGCGCCCGCCGTGCAGGACCGCGATCGTGGCGGAGCAGGCTGCCAGGTTGGCCGGGCCGGCGGAGCCGTCCGCGTTGACCTCGTGGTGGATGAACTTGCACCCGGTCTTCGGGATCTTGCCCGCGTCCACCGCGCTGTCGTCGGTCCACGCGTACGCGGCGCGCGCCTGAGCCAGCGTGAGCGGGGAGGGAAGCCTCTTCTCGTTCATCCCGGCGTCCCAGGACGCATCGGAAGTTGCCGTGTGGTGGACCGCCACGGCCGCGAACGTGTACGGCTCGCCCCCGGCCACCACGGCGCCGTTGTCGTCGGTGAGCGCCACGTACGCCTCGGCGAATGCGGGGATGTCCACCAGCGTGGCAGCCCGGATCCGCCCCGCATGGAAGATCATCTTCTCGGGCGGAGGACCTCCGAACAGCGCGGCCAGCGGATCGTCCTCCATCACGGCCCCGTCGCTCTCGGGCCAGACCAGTTCCACGTCCGCATCGGTGATGGAGTCCGCGTCGATGGAGACGCCCCGCAGGAACTTGCCCTTGATCAGGTCGTACGCGGTCTGCCCGTCCGGCACCGCCAGGTTCAGCACCCCGGAACCCATGATCTTGGACCCGTCGCGCCAGATCTTGTCGATCCGGCCCACGTTCACCGCCACGGTGTGCGGCTCACCCCCGTGGCTGTCCTCCTTGTTCCAGCGCAGCGGGACCGGCAGGTCCGCCCACGTGAGCGCGTCCGGGGCGAACTCCCGGCCGTCCCCAGTGACGATCCCCTCCACCGCCAGCGGCCCGGTCCAGGGAGCGGTGGATCCGTCCTCCGCAGCGGGTCCCAGTTCCGCCCCGTAGACGTTCTGCGCCGCGTAGTCCATGGACTCCGGAGGCATGTCGCCGCTGTCCATCTGGTCCACCGCCTGCGCCGCTTCCTCGGGCGTGGCGTAGCAGCCGCACAGGCTGTCATCCATGGTGTTGACGACCGCGACCGGGGTGTCCCCCGAGCACTCGGGCCGGTCCTGGGTCACTTCGTAGGCCATGCTCACTCCCTTGTCCACGGCTGCCGAAGCGGTCGCACCAGCCGGCTGGTTCCACACGGTAACGATCGTCCCCCGGCACCGCGATCCGCCCAGGCACCGCCTGTACCCGCCGGACGGGTACGCGGCGAAGGCGGTCGCCAGGCTCGCGTACTCCGTGCCGTCGATGTCCCGGCACGGCTTGCAGGAGTTCCGGTCCAGCACCTCGCTGGCGAAGTACCGGCCTGTTGGAGCGACCGCGAGAACGGTGCGCCTGCCTTCGGCCTGGGCCTGGGTCACGGCCCCGCCCACGGATTCGCGGGGCTGGGCGTCGGTCAGGTCGTCCAGATGCTGCTGGACCCCGGCCGTCACCGCGCCCGGCGCGTTGCCGTGGCCGAACAGGCGCAGCGCCGTGCGCACGGCGCTCTGGACCAGGGACGTGGCCATGAGCCGGGCGGTGACCCGGGCCACCTGGTCCAGCAGGTCCCGGCCCGCTGCAGCGGTGACCGTGTCGGAGGTCAGGGACCAGTCCGGGACCGTGACCCCCTGCGCCTCGGCTTCCTTCTGCTGCGCCTCCGCTGCCTGCTGCGCTGCCTTGAGCAGCGCCGGGGCCAGCACCTCGTACGCGGCCTGTTCGTCCACCGTGACGGAGTCCAGGGCGCTCAGGTCGTCCGCCTTCGCGGCGACGGACACCTGCCCCACGATGTCCGCCTGCTGGGCCTTGAACACCGGCTCCAGATCCTTCAGCACCGCGTCCACGGCCGATTCCCAGGTGGACTGCATCCGCTCGAAGTCGGTGTGAGCGGCCAGCTCTGTGGAGGTGAGGTTACGGCGCAGCGGGGCCGCGGCAGCGGTCAGCGCACCGGACAGCGGGATGTCCGTGTAGTCGGAGCCGAAGGCGACCCGGACCCGGTCGAACTCCACCGGGCCCAGCCTCTTCTGGAGTTCCTTGGCCAGGGACAGGTCCGAGGTGTACGCCATACGGATATGGGGCGCAAACGGACTGTGTGGTTCCGGGAACTGGCTCAGGTCCAGAGCCGATCCGATCAGTTCCCGTACCGTCTCCAGCTTCGATCCGGTCTCGCCCCGGGTCTCTGACGGAACATCCCCGACCGTCAGCACCCAGCACGGGTCTTCACCGTTGCCGTTCCAGTGGCTGACGCCGAAGACGTTCCCGGTCACCGTGGTCGGCCCAGCCTCGGTCATCGCGTCCATGACCCGGTTAGTCACCGCTACCCGGGCGTCCTGGGCGAACGCGGCCATGTCACAGCCCAGGAAGAACAACGTCACGTGCAGATCAGCAGCGGTCTCGCCCCCGGCCAACTTGAGCCGCTTGGCGTCCGCCTCGGTCGGCATGAGCGCGATCACCCCGCAGCCCAGGTGCTCCCCGTCCGCCAGCCCCACCGTGCGGTGGCCGTGCGCGTGCTGCACGTGCCGGCCCCGGAGGTGGAACGGGAGCGGCGTCACAGGGTAACGCTCCGGGTGATCCTGTGACCGGACACATCCTTGTGCGGAGCCCGGTCACCGACCCGGAACCGGCCGAACGCGTCCAGGGTGCATTCGTACAGCCCCGGCGTCCCGGGGTAGGCCATGGACTTCAGGGACAGCGCGCCCTGGGTGAACGGGCAGGAGTACGTGTGCTGGTCGCACGCGGCCGGGTGCAGCAGCTCCCACCCGGCCATCCCGAACCGGACCGCGTGCACAGCACGAGCCTGCCGGATGAGCCGCTCTGCGCGAGCTTGCGCAGCCAGCCCCACGTCGGGCACCGGGGCCGCTTCGTTCCCGTTGGGCGGTCCGGTAACGGGCACGGGAACCGGTGCGGCTTCCGGTGCTGGCTCCGGCGCCGGGGACGCGGCCACGGAAGGAGTCTCCAGCGTTGCCCCGGTCAGTTCCCGCAGCGCGGTCAGGGCCGCGTCCGGGAGCGTACGCAGGACCAGCTTCAGTGCCTGGTCCAGCAGGTCCGCACCGGTCGGCTTGTCCGCTTCGTCGAACCCGGTCTCCCGGCGCAGTGCGTCGCCGGACAGTTCCTGCCGGTCGTACAGCAGCACCGCGTCGTCGCTGCGGTCCGGGCGCATGGTCAGCTCGGACATGTCGTACCAGACCACGAACCGGCCCGTGTCCTGCTCCCCGCCCGCTGCCAGGCGGGGCTGGAGGTAGGCCGTGGTGACCGCGTTCGCGATGAGTTCGGCGTCCGGGGCGATCGTCGTCTTCAGCGCGCCCTCTTCGATCTGCCAGGCACCCCAGTGGTTCACGTCACCCATGCCGAGCAGCACTTCGGCCGGGATGTTCACCTGGGTGGCCAGCCGCTTGATCGCACTGTCCCGCTTTTCGATGATCTTCTCGTCGATTTTGAGCGTGAAGTCCAGGTGCGAATCCGCGACCGTCTTGATCCACTCACCGGGCATCTGCATCAGCAGCGGGATCACAGCGGACGCCGTGCCCGGCTCCGCGATCGCCAGCCGCGCCAGCTCCACGATCTCCGCCATGATCGGGTTGGGCATGTCGGCGAACTCCTCCCGTACGGGGAAGTCCACCTCGTTGGGCAGGAACCAGATACCGGCGGAGGCCAGGCGGCTCAGGTACTGCGCCAGGATGTGCCGGTTGACCAGCTCCAGTTCCCGCATCGTCGCCCGCGCGGAACGGGAGCTGGAGTCCGCCAGGTGGTACCAGCGCTTGTGCGGGCGCCACACCCGGAACACGTGGCCCCCGACCACGTCGCGCCACTGGTCGGAGTTGGGCGCGTTCTCGTCCTTGACCTGCCACTGCTTGTGCCGGGCCTGGACTTCGTCCACCGACCGCACCGACCAGCGCTCCGCGCCCTGCCGGGTCTCCCCGACCAGGTACCCCTCACCCGGCACCGCGAGCTGCACCGCCAGGCTGGCCATGAGGGCGGTCTGCCCGGCCACTCCGCCGGCGAGCTTGTTCATCACGTCCACGGCCGGGTGGTTGTCGTCCAGCCGCACCGGTTCGTCCTGGCCGGGCACCAGCTCGGCCGCGTACAGGCGGACGCGGGACAGCATCGCGGACAGCCAGGACACCGCGTAGTTGAACTCGCCCAGGGTGTCGTAGTACCGCCAGACCTCCTGCTGCCACGTCTCGGTGGTACGCAGCAGATCGGAGCGCGGGGCGTCCACCTCCACCGCGGCCGATGTCAGCGCCTGCGGGGCGTGCGCCCGCTGGTACGCGGCTGTGATCTCCGCACGCGGGAGCTGGGGGGTACGTCCCAGACCGAACGTCCACCACGGCATGAGGCGCCTCCCGAATCGCTGCGACGGTCTCACTGTAGCCAGCGAAGCGGAGGCGGACAGCCCGAGACCCCCGGGACTTGGGGATCTCCGGGGGTCTCTCAGGGGGTTTCAGCCACCCTAGTTAAGCATAATCGTGCTGAGCCATCAAGGCCCCGAGCGCCCACGAACCGAGCCACATCAGGACCGGCACGGGCAGTCCGGCAATGAGCCACGTCCCGCCCGTCACACCGGCCGACAGCCAGCCGCTGGTGCACCACGGGCAGCTCATCAGCTCGGAGAAGAACAGCGGGATCCACGGGGTGCGGTCGTTCCACCGCTGCCGCTCCCCGCCCAGGTCCGACCAGTCCCAGGACACCTTCGAGCCCGGGGTGAGCAGCGCTCCCCGCAGCTCGTTCGTCTCCGCCAGCGTCAGCGGTCGCCACCCGCCCACGACCCGGTCACGGAGCCACAGCACGGGCGGGAAGTCCAGGTCCACGACCAGCTTGGTCAGGATGAAGGTGGCCAGCGACATGACCGCCAACAGGAACCAGGGGTTGTTCATGCGTCCTCCGTCGTCTCACTTCGTTCGGTCAGTTCCCGCATGGGGACCGGGGCGCGGTGGCGCCCACGGCGGTACAGGGGCTGCTTGGCGTACCCGAGCAGCCAGCCCCAGCGCTTGCCCTTGTTCTGCTCCAGCCAGCGGGACGCGGCGTAGTAGACGGTGCCGAAGACCAGCACCAGCCCCGCTTCCACCGACTGTTCGTCCAGGTGCAGTCCCCACCGCGCGGCAGCCGCGCAGATGAAGCCGACCAGGTACGGGATGAAGGTCCGCCACAGGGACAGGAGCAGGGTGTATCGCGCGTCGCTCACGTGCGTCTCTTTCCGTCGTTCATGCACGTGAGCGTACCGGTTTAACGAACCCGCACCCCGCCGATGTTCTGCTGCGCGGCCTGCGCCCCGGACGACCCCCGGCCGGACCCGGTGAGGTGCGCGAGTTTCAGTTGCCAGGTGGTCCAGACCATGGCGTCCAGACGGTCAGGGGACCAGCCGATTTCCGGGTGCCAGGTCGAAAGCTGCTGCTCCAGCTCGGGGAACACCCCCGCGTGGTGCCAGCGCCCCTGTGCGGTCAGTGCGCTGACCGGCTCCGCCCGGACCCTCTTCCCGCGTGTCGCGTTCATCTGCCGTATCGGGATATCCACCCCGAGCGCGTCGGCTGCTGTCCGGATCACGGACACGGCCATGGCAGCTCCGTAGTTGATCTCCACCGCGATGTCGTCCGCTTCCCAGTCGATCGCCGCCTGGACCGCACGCCGGCCCCATCCGTCCGGGGGCAGGTGGCAGGTGCGGTCATCGAGCACGTATCCGTGCGCCTGGGGCCGTCCTCCGTTGCCCGGCAGTACGAGACCTGACTTGCCCGCCACGACGATGCCCTGTTCGCCACGGCCTCCGGACGGGTCCACACCGACGGTGATCTTCACCAAGTCGGGGACCGCGTCAGGCCGTACCCGCGCCGCGTCGATCATGTCCCGCGTCCACAGGGCATTCTCATCCTCAGCGATCAGCTCCCCGTACAGTTCCTGGCGCCCGAGCTGGGTTCCCGCGTACGTCTCTTCCAGCGCTGCCTTGATGTCGGCAGAGATGTGGGGGTTGTCCCGGTAGCTGGCGTGCGTCAGCGCGACGTTCGCGATCGACCGGTTGTGCAGGCGCTCGATCAGCGGCCGGGGCTTGGGTGTGGTGGACGCCACCCAGTGTGGCCGGGGCCCGGTCCGCAGACCGAACCGCATGTGGTCCCAGCACTCGTCAAGCTGGCGCCACGCGGCCAATTCTTCTAGCCACGCACAGCAACGATTGCCACCGGAGCGTAGTCGTTCCACGTCATCGGGGGTGTGAGCACCGAACAATTTGGCCTCTGAGCCGTTCGGCCACTTCACTGACAGCCCTCCGGCCCCGTTCACCAGGCGAGCGGTCGGGTCGTGCACGCGCAGTCCCGAGGGGCCGTTGACACAAGAGGTGACCGCGTCACCAAGGGTGGGCCCGATGATCCCGATCCAGTGCGGGATGGGGCCGGGCAGGCACGGCGGTCCCTTGACGTGGTCGGCGATGTACGCCGCGCACGCGTCCGTCTTCCCCGCCATTCTGCCGGCCAGCAGCAGCCACCCGTACCAGTCCCCCGGGGGCGGGACCTGGTGGGGCAGCGGGGTCCACTTCGGGGACGCGAACCGCGCGGCGAGGGCTGCTGCTGCTGCACGCCCCACGGCTGCGCGGTCGGTCTCGGTCATGGGTTGAGTGTGCCCGACTCAACGACGACGCTGCGCCCGGCGCCGGGCCACGGGCTGCGGCCCGGCGTCCCCGTACCCCGGCGTACCCGAGCTGTTGCGGCCATGATGGTTCCAGGTCCAGGTCCGTTCCGGCAGGTGCACGATCGTGGCGCCGGCAGCCACACAGCCCAGGGTAAAGGCCCAGTCCTCTCCGCCCCGCTCCCACCCGGGCGGGTTGGAGAATCCCACCAGCCGGGCCAACCCGGTACGTACCAGGATCGTGACCGGGACCTGGTGCGGGTCCGCGTCGTCCCACGGACGGCCGAAGAACATCGGGAACGGATCGGAGCCACCGACCACCCGGAACCAGGGGTACACGTAGTCCGCCCCCGTCTCGCTCGCGCAGGCCATCAGGGCTTCGATGTGGTCCGGGTCCATGGTGTCGTCACTGTCCAGGAACGCGGTCCACTCGGTCTCCACCTCCGCCATCCCGTGGTTGCGGGTGACCGCGGCGCCCGCGGCGTGCACGTCCCGGGCCAGCACCAGTTCCGTGGGGTACGTCTGCGCCCGCACCGAGGCCGCGGCCCGCTCCAGCATCCCGTTGCGCTCCCGGGCCGCGTGGAAGGGAATGACCGCGGTCACCCCGGGGCGCAGGGTCATCGCGGCGTCCCCCGCCACATGATCTCGTTGTCCCCCTGGATCGTCAGATCCAGGGTGGTCCACGGACGGATGCCGTAGTCCGCGTGCGCGGCCTTGAGACCGTCGAAGTAGTGGAAAGACTCCAGCACCCAGAAGCTGACGTGCGTCGGGTCCGCGTACGCGTGCCAGCCGGTAGCCGCGTTGGGTACCCGCACCGTGAACACGCCCCCGGGCCGGAGCACCCGGTGCGCCTCGTTCATGACGAAGAGCCGGGGTTCAGCGGCCGGGATGTGCTCCATCACGTGACTGGCCAGGATCCCGTGCACCGACCCGCCGTCCGCCGGCCAGGGACCGTCCTGAGCACGCCGCTTCCAGCCCTCGGTGCCGTGCACCGGGTCCAGGTTGGTCCATCCGGGCGGGGCCAGCGTTCCTCCGCCGATCTCGATGTTCAATGCCGCTCACTTCCTTCGTAGCTCAGCCACGGGTTCGCGAAGTGCGTCCCGGGCAGCGGGGCCGGACGCAGGACAGAGGAGCGCAGCGCCACCGGCTGCGATACCTGGTCCTGGAACGTGAACCGGTCGATCAGGTCCGACCAGTCGTTGCCCAGGTCGAACACCCGGTCGTCATCGTGGCGCCGGGTTATCACCCCCGTGGCCCACAGCCCCCAGTGGTCCGGGTGGCCCAGCTCCCGGGCGTCCTTCACCTGCGGGCCGAAGTCCTCCCCCGCGTACTTGGCCAGCTTCGCCGACTCCTCCGCCTCGGTGAAGACGCAGTCCCGCCACGGGTGCACGAACTGGGCGACCGGGTCGGAGACGGACGTGCACGCCAGAGCCCCGGACACGAAGTCCGGGGAGGTGACGCGGAAGGACGCGTCCAGCCACACGGACGACGACGCGTCGGTGTACTCCCACGGGAACAGCTTCGGGGCCTTCGCCGCCCGGTTGGGGTGCACGCCCGGCCGGGGCAGGTGGACCACGCGCCAGCCCAGGGAGCTGCCCCGAAGCGACGCGTCGTCGGTGACCAGCACCCAGTCCACGTCCAGCCCCGCCTGGGGTATCACCGGCTTGAGCGTGTCGTACGCCCCGTACAGCGCCTGGACCACAGCCGCGTCGGGGCGGGTCACCGGTACCACCCGATTGTGTCGTCGAGCCGCTGCCAGTCCATGACCGGACGCCAGTCGAGGCGGCCCCATCCCTCACCCTTGGCCACGACCGTGGTCGCTTCCTCGCCCGTGCGCATCGGCAGGTACTCCACCCCGGCGCTGCTCCCGGTGATCCCGAGGACGATGTCCGCCACTTCGTTGACCGTGACCGCCTCGCCCGTCCCCGCGTCGAACACGGCGTCGTCCCCGTGCCCGGCCGCGTCCACCAGCATCCGGCCCACGTCGTCGGCATGGACCAGGTCCACGGTCTGGGTGCCGTCGCCCCACACCGGGATCGGGAGCCCCTGCCACGCGGCGCGGGCGAACGTGGGGACGATCTTCTGCGGGTGACCGGGGCCGTGCGCCTGGCCGGGACCGTAGGCGTTGAAGGCCCGCACGTGGCTCACCGGCACGCCGAACGCCCGGTGCCAGTTCGTGGCCAGGCTCTGCGCGCACACCTTCGTGGCCGTGTACACGCTCGGGAACACCGGGGGCATGGTGATACCGACGTAGCCGGCGCCGTTGGCCCTGCACCACTCCAGCACCCGCAGCGTGCCCTTGATGTTCACCTCAACGGCCCACTCCGGGTTGTCGAACAGCTCGGCCGTACCCAGCACCCCGGCCAGGTGGATGACCGTGTCGGCCCCGGACAGGGCTGCCAGGTCCCCGAGAACATCGTTCCCGTCGGCCCGGTCGAACGACCACACGTCGTTGCCCGCGTTCTCCGCGGCTGTGATCGTGGCCTGGCCGATGAACCCGGCCCCGCCGGTCACTGCGATCCTCATGCGCCCTCGCTCTCGTTGGTCACCACGCCGGACGCCCCCACTTTTCCACGAACCGGGCCATGTCCTTGCCCGCCTGTTCGGTCAGGTCCGGGCGCGCCACGGTGTACCCGTTGGGGTGCAGGTGCTGGTGCTCCACGCCGGGGACGACCACGGTCCCGCCGGACTGCCGAGCACGCCAGTCAAGATCGTTGTCCCCGGCCCACCACGCCAGTTCCTCATCCGCCCGTAGGCCTGCTTCCCCGCGCAGGGCGAAGCACCAGCCGGTGATTCGGATCGGGTTCGGGTGCCTCATCAGGCCTTCCGCAGACCGGAGGCCCGGGAACGCGAGCTGCGCCCCGTCGTACTTCCGCAGCCCTGCGGTAAGGGTTGCGACGGAGCCGGGCGCCATGACCGTGTCATCGTTGACCACCAGAACGTTCCAGCGGTCCTGCCACAGCTCTCCGTCGCGCTCCATCCGGCGCCGGACCGTCTCCAGCCCGATGTTCCACCAACGGGAAATGTTCGGGACGGGGTTGCGGTCCCGGATCACGTACGCGTCCCGGAGATCCGTGCCGTTGTAGCCTCCGTTCGCCACAGCGATGATCCCGTCCACCTGGTCCCGGAGCGCGGCCACACAGTCGTGCAGGCACGGGCGCCCCTCGGTGGGGATCACCGCGTACGTGGGGGTGGTGCCGGTCATCAGAACCGCCACCACCCGTCGTACCCAGTCGGGGGCGTCGGGTACGCGTGCAGCATCGGACGCAGGATCGCGAGGTGCTGCGCCTGGACATCGGGGTCTTCGGCACCCCAGTACCCGGAGCCGTCCCATCGGCCCTCTGTGGTGCCGCCGTAGCTGCTGTCCAGGTTGTTGCTGAGCATGGCTTCCGGACTGGACAGGTCAGGTGCTTCGTGTCTCCACTGCGCCCGCAGACCCAAACGGCCCAGACACGCCCGGGTTACGCCGTCCTTGCGCCGGTACCAGACGGCCCGGCAACTGCCGGACAGCCAGTAGACGCCGTCGCGTTCGGTCGCGTCCAAGGCCACAGTGGTGAGATCGATAGCGAATGGCTTGCGGCTGATGAGCATTCGGTCTTCGCGGATCACAGCGTGGCCCCCTCGGCTTCGGCGATGCGGAGCAGCGAGGCATAGTCGTCCGCCTGCTGCTGGATCAGGCGGACCCGGCGCGCGGTGAATCCGGCCCGGGGCGTGGTGGCGGACAAGGAACGGCCCTCCTGGCGCAGGCGCTCGGCCCGCTCCGCCAACTGGGCGTGGCGCAGGCGGAGTTCGGCGATCGTGAGGGGGTTCATGACGTCCCCGATTCCGGGGCCCAGTGGTCGATCGCCTGCGGGTTGCTCTTCCCCGCGATCGAGAGCGTGACCGAACACACAGCCGGATCGAACCTCGGGATGCGGATCGTGTCCGTCAGCGTGGCCGCGAACCGGTCCACGTGACCGTCGAACTCCTGGAAGCTCATCCGCTCCGGGTCGATGCCCAGTGCGTCATAGAGCACCTTGCGCGCGTCGTCCATACTTCCTCCGTCATCGGTCACTGTGTCCCGACCAGTTTACCTTATTCAGCGGACAGAAGCCTCTCCTGCGCGGCGCCCAAAGCCTTCATCCGCTGCGCCGGTTCCAGCTCCAGCGCGTCCAGGGCCGCGGTCAGCGCGTCCGCCACCAGACCGCCTTCCATGTCCAGCCTGCGCCCCAGCGCCTCCATCACGCCCGCGTCCACCGCGGCCTTCGCCATGCGACCGGCCACCATACGTTCCTGGCGCGACTCCTTCAGCCACGGGCGCATGGTCGCCGGCGGGATCAGCGGGTCCCCCCCGTCCGCCACGTGCCGGGCAAGAGCGGCCTCCAGCACCAGGTCCATGTACGCGGCCCGGCCCATGGACGCGGTGACCAGCTTCAGCAGCGCCTCAGTGGGGCCGATGCCCTCGATCTTCGCCAGTTCCATGGCCTGCCTCCACGCGTCCTCGTTCTGGGGCCACAGTCCCCCGTGCACCTCACACTGACCGTAGCCGAAATGCCCGGTTCCCTTGCCCGCAGGGAGATGGCACATGCGACCGCCCCGGGTCCGCATCGGACACCGGGGCGAGTCGTACAATCGCTTCGTTACCACAAGGTCACAGCCTCGCGCCTGCGTTATCGGGCCTCGAAATGGCACGGGACCGGGTCGCTGCTGCCGACCGTGACCGGCGACGCGTCGTCCAGCCGGGTGCTGGGCTTCAGCCGGTCCAGGTGCCCGAGCCAGGCGTCCGAATCCGCTGCGGTCTCCGCCAGCTTCGGCCAGTCCACGGACTCCATGAAGTCCCGCTGCGCCTGCGGCACGGTCACCACCGGCTCCCCCAGTTGGTCCAGGCCCATGGCCCGCAGCCACCACGCGTCCACCTGGTTGTCGTCTCCGAACTCCAGTGCCGCGCGCTTGTACGCGGCCATGGTCATGGCGGTCTTGTCGGCGCCCTTCTTTCCGGTGGCGTACGCCTTGAGCGTGGACGGGTTCACCACCGCGCACGGAACTTCGAGGTCCAGCAGGGCCACCCGCACCGCCCCCTGCACCATGTGGATCGCCTTGATCGCAGACCCCTTCAGGCCCGGGGGCGCTTCCTCCATCACGACCAGATCGGGCCGGGTGGCGATGACCGCGCCGCGTACCTCGTTGCGGATCACCACCAGCCGGTAGTCCCGGTCCTTGGCGTTCGTCGCGACCGTCAACGTCCGGCCGTCCGGAAGACAGATCCCGGTGGCGGTCATCGAAAGATCCAGCCCCAGCACGTTCATCGTCATCGCGTTTCCTCCGTCATCAGATCGGTGATCTCCTGCATACCGTCCACCGAAGCGGCCAGCTTGACCAGGTCCAGCGCCCGCTTCGTCAGGTCCCGCGCGTCGTCCGCGTACGGGCCGCTGCCCCGCTCCAGCGCCCTGCCGAAGCTGCGCACCTGGTGCTCCAGCGTCTCGGTGTCCCGGGCCAGGCGGCGGGTCTGACGGGACCGCCAGCGCTCCGCTGCCGTGGCCATGGTTCAGCCCCGTTCCCGTCGCCCGGCCGCGACGCGGTGACCCCAGCGGGCGCCGCGCAGGAACGACTTCGCCAGCCAGCCGATGCGCCGGGCCCGGATGATCCGGGGGTGGTCGGCCGGCAGCGAGGGCGGACCCCAGTCGTCCCGGTTCCAGTCCGCCTCCCGGGCCCAGCGCTGCTCCCACTGTGCGGGTGTCTCGGCCATCGTTCCTCCGTCCTCTCTCGGTTTCGTTAAACCGTACCAGTCACTTGCCCCCGTAGCACTGCTCCCAGTCCGTTCCCGGTGCGGACACGTCCGCCAGGATCGGGACGCCACGGAACTCGAACGTCATCGCGTCCTTGATCACCTCGGTCACCTCGTCCACCCGGTCCACGGGCACGGACAGCACCACCTCATCGTGAACGACGCACCTCAGCATGGACGTGATCTCCGGAAGCCGGTCCACCATGCGCAGCAGCCCCGTGGTCATGATGTCCCGGGCACACCCCTGGCCCATCAGCGCCGGAGCCTGGGTGTACGCGCGCGCCGGGTCGCAGCGCATCTTGCGGCCGAAACCGTTGTCCAGCAGGTGACCGGATTCGGCCTGCTCGCGGACGCGCTCGGTCCAGGCTGCCTTGACCTCGAACCGGCTCATCACCTCGAAAAACCGGGAGACCAGCTCCGGGTCATGACCCTTAGTGATCATGGCCTTCGCGCCCAAGCCGTAATTGTTGCCGTGGTTCAGCGGCTTCACCCCGTCCCGGCTCACGTTCATCATGGCCGCGATCTCGGTGTGCATGTCCCGGCCGATCTCGAACATCTCCATGTACAGCGGGTCCTGGCACAGTCCGGCCACTCCCCGCATGTCCACCTGGGCGAAGTCGGCGGTCAGATGGACCTCGCCTTCGTCGGGGAGGAAGACCGCGCGCTGGACCGCCTTCCCGTCCCGCTTGCCGATGTTCGTGATGGACGGCTTCGTATGGGCCCAGCGCCCCGACGCCTGGTCCTCCCCGATCCCGGCGTGCACCCGGCCGGCGGTAACGAACTTGGAGATCTCCGCGTACTTGGCGGTGGCCCCGGTCACCTCGTTGACCAGCTCACAGATCC